AGAGATTTCAGAAATAGATATAGTTTCACTAGTCTCTGTCGCAGATGTTTCTTTTGGGTCTGCAGTTTCACTAGTCTCTGTCGCAGATGTTTCTTTTGTGTCGGAAGTTTCTAAAACTTCGGTAGAAGAGATTTCGGAAATAGATATAGTTTCACTAGTCTCTACTGCAGATGTTTCTTTTGTAACAGAAGATTCTACAGTTTCTTTTGTTTCAATTTCTGACACATCACTTATATCAGAAATTTCAGTAGATTCTAAATTTGAGGCCTCAATAGTCTCAACGTTTTCCAATGATGTTATTTGAGAAATATCTAGCTCTTCGATAGTTTCAGTAACATCTATTCCAATAGCAGAATTAGATTCATTTTCTTCAATTGTGCCAAGATCACTAATCGCCTGCGTTTCCACAGTATCTGTAATCGTTTGTTCTTCTGTAGATATAGTTTCCGATTCTTCGGTAGTTTCAATATCTGATATTGCAATAATTTCAGTATTTTCTATTGCTGCAAGGTCAGATAATCCCAATTCTTCAGTTTCTTCTACAGAAACTATAGAAGAAGTTTCAGTAACTTCAGCATCTTCAGTAACTTCAATATCTGTATCATCAGTAGTTTCTTCTGGTGCAGAATATACTAATGTTTTTAATTCAGTATCTTGTAGATAAGCCAGAACAAACTGCCGCAAACTAACCATATCATCATCTGTGATATATTTTGAACGTCTTGTAAGCTCTGTTATCTTTTCAGATGTAAATTCTAATTCGGATAAATCTGGCGCAATTACTAAATTACCCACATTTTCAGCAACAAATTTTTGTAAAATTTCTTTTACTTCTGTCACATCTTCTTCGAATGTGTTAATTCTTTTAGCAACATTTGAATATAATTGTGACGTTGCCGCCGAAATAGTTTTCGCAGAAAAATCTTTTGATATATTATCAGAAATATTAGTTGTTTTTTGTGCGTCTTGTACAACTTGATCAGAAATATTAGTTGTTTTTTGTGCGTCTTGTACAACTTGATCAGAAATATTAGTTGTTTTTTGTGCGTCTTGTACAACTTGATTGGCCACATTAATAATAGTATCCTGAACTTCTCTTTCAGGTTCGTCTGCGAAAGTTAAAGTTCTGGTAATTTCTACATCATAATTAGCAGTCTGTGGGTCATTCAATTCTACATTAAATTCTAAAGTAGTTCCATCAACATCAAATGTATAATTATTTGTAGAATTTAATGTGGGATTTGTTACAGATAGTCTGACAATATCTCCGTCTGAAACAGATACACTTGTACCACTATCTACACCGTTTTTTATAATCTTTCCAGAAGAAAATGTTACTGTAGATGGATCTGTTGTTAATCCGCTAACAAATATTTGGTTTGTCTGAGTAGTTATATTCCAAGATGCAGTAGATGTATCATAAACATAAGTTAGACTACCCTCAGTGACGCTCTGCCCGTCTGTGGGGTTGGTTACGCCAGCTGGCGAACCTATTCCAATCTTTACTTTGATTATATCTCTGAATAAGAATATGTTTATGACTGACATCGTATCTCTATAAAAAATAAGGGGAAGCTAATGCCTCCCCTATATTTATTTCAAATTTTAATCTTTAGAGATTATCAAGAAAAAGTATTATCCGCAATCGCTGCAATATCTCTTGGAGTATAATCACTATATTGTGGTCTGATAGGCCCACCTCTGGTTAAGAGGAAGATTCTCATACCATTACCAAATGGTTTAGTTGACATCATACCAACATATGTTCTATGTGTTGCATTTGTTGTCGTATCAAGTGCATCCGCGCCATCTCTAAATGCAGTAGATGCAGTTGCAGCCGCAGCGCCCTGTTTTGCATTATGCCAATCATATGGCTGACGGAAGTTGAGCTTATCTCCATTTGAAGATACATGTTCAGAGCCAGGCGTATGGCCCGTTTCTAATGTACTTTCTTGTGCAGAGTCTAAGTCATACTTAGTTGCAGATGTTTTAATAATACCACCTTGAGTAGAACTATCAGCACCAGCCACACAAATCAAATCCATTTCTGCATCACTGTAGATAAATCTCTGTGATGCTAGTGGAGTTGGGAAGTTAAAGATAACTGTTTTATCTTGCGTGATTGATAGCTGTTCAACAGGGTTGATACATGCAGGGCTGTCAACCTGTGGAATAACAGCAGAAACATGATAATCCCAAGGTTTAAACACATCATTCTCACGAACAACAAATCTATAGATACCTTTAGCAACTTTATGAATGTCATTCCAGATAGAAGGAATATCTCTATCTTCTGGAACTGATACTAAGTATGTTGATTTACCTGTATCTCTTTCTTCAACATCATTATAGTTTTCATAAGAAAGTTTTACAACTGTACCATTTTCTATCGGTTGGTTAAAGGTCCATGTATCGTCGGTGAGAGAATATGCATACATTGGTTTTTCAACACCAAAATATTCTAAACTGACATTTGTAGTACCAAACTCAACATTACCATCGGCATTAATAGTATAGTTCTGTCCAAGAACAGCAGCATCTGCTTCTGAACCATCCACGAATACTTTAAGTCTGTTGATTTCAAACAATGGATTTGATGCGGTTCCGCTTCTTCCAAAGAAGTTTGTATATTGATTATCAAATCCAGCGCCATTCCAAGCATATTCGTATACAAATGTATCGTCTTCTGGGAATGTATCAATAACTGCCTCAATTCTCATAGCCGTACAAGTTGCCGAAGCATTCAAAGCTCCAGAAGTTTCAACAATCGCAGCCTGTGCTGCTGTGGTTACAATATCACCAACTTTCATGCTGATTGCACCAGTACCTGGCGTAGTCCACATTGTATATACAACAGCACTACCTACTGTGTGCTGTTCAAACCCTTTTTTCGTGGCGGCAGCTGCGCCAGCTTGGTCGGCATAGTCAGTAAGAAATCCACTTGTAGCACCCCTTTGAGAATGTTGAGGTAGTCCTACGATTTCAGCATCTGCAGATGTTGATGGCACCGGCGTAAATGAAGCTGGAGTTGCTGCAACAGCACTTATAGAATTGCCAGCAGCATCAACTGTTGCATCCATTAAAGTGTAATGGACAAGTTGAACTCTTCTTGAAGCAACTAAAGTTTGTGCTTCTGGTGATGTTGGAGTAAACAAAGCAACACTTGATACGATAGGAAGTTCCCTTGCGTCACCAGTTGGACTTGCTGCTGGAGCTAGTTCAGTTTTATCTAGAATTTTTACATCAGTTCTAGGATCTAAGTATGTATCAACTCCAGTAGAAGAACGATGTCTAACTCTATATACAGATAATCCAAGTCTTGCAGGGCCCTGCATTTGGTTTCTAGCAGCATTAAAGTTTGCTAACCCACCAGTAGTGAATGAACCGTCATCACCAAACGTTGTCGTATTAGAATGAGCATCTACAGTCGCAGTTCTTGATGCAACAGTATTATCAAAAGCAGTGATTCTCTGTCCAACAGGAACAAAAGAAGTTCCATATGCTGAACCATAATTTAAAGGAAATTCAGTTCTTTGTGAGATATCTGGCCCGCCTGTGGCCGCAAAAGTCGAAATCTGGTTTGATGCTGCGATTTCTGCATAGTTTGACGAAATCACTGATGGTAATTTTGCCTGATCGTTAATAACTGTATATCCAGTAGTTGAGTTTGTTCCAAGGCTACCAGCATCGTTTAAAGGAATACCCGCTGTTGCCGATGTATTTTTATATCCTGCCCCACCGCTATATGCCAAACCACTCTTAACTTCAATTGGATTTGAGTCTGTTAAAATAGACTGTTCTACTGGAAGGCCTGCCTTCAGCTGTCTTCCATTCACATCAAACACTTGTAATTCGTCCAATGCTTTTGATGTGATTGTAGTTTGTCCTGTTGCAGTATCAAAGTCTTCGCTCACCTCTGCAAAGAAACCAACATTATAGTTAGATGTTTCTTCTGGGCGAGTTGATGGAGAATATAAACAATGAACAGGTGATTTACCATCTTCAAATTCAATTCTACCTGATACGTTATTAACGTGTCTCTGTACAACAAACCATGCGTAGTCATCGTCTTGATCTACTGATGCTTGGTCAAACAAGAACAATCCAGTACCGTGGTCAGTACATGTCAAACGATATGCAAGTGGATAACCACTTTCAATATCATCTGTCGTTTTACCTTGTCTACGGAACCAACCAGATTTTGCTTTGTTTGTATCGTTAGAGAAGTTATAATAGATTTCGCTAAGTTCGCCAGGCTGTCTAAACACCGCCTGCTTAATACCGTCACGACCCTGTCCTTTTGTCAAATCTCCATTATCTTTGATTTGTAATGCAGTTGCGATATTAACATAAAGATACTCATCTCTACGGTCATAGAAGAAGCGCATTCTCCATTTTTGTGGTTTCCGAGCATCTTTAACTGGTTGAGTTAATGAAACTGTTGATGGAATTGCCACAGTTGCAGAGTTTACATCCGCTTTAGATGACAAAAGATCTGTCGCTTTTTCAGATTCAACAACAAACATATCACCAATTCTATTAAGACATTCTTTTACTGCTCTATGGTCTTGTTGTCCATTTACAGCAATTGGAATTGGCTCTGAGGCATCTGCATCTTGGAATGGATATATGATATTATATGGCTGAGATTCGAAATCAGACTTATTAATTGCTATTCTCCATTCACCCTTTACATATACTGTTTTAGTTGCATTATCAAAAGCATTTACATCTATTGAGTCTTCTGTTGCACTATCTAATTTAACAGTAACAACACCAGTAGCATCATCAACAGCAGAAATTAAGGCTGCACCTTTGCCATTAGGTTCAATAATACGTTTACCAACATCAGCAGTCGTTAAACCACCCGCCACTGGATTTGCAGCAGTAGCATTGGCAAAATCTCCAACTAAAGTTTTTCCAGAGATATCTGTTAATGTGAAAGTTCCATCTGCAGCACCCGATCCAACAGTCGGAGCAGCTGCCCATGTCAATGTTGCATTCTGTTGTTGTACAGATGTCCATGCAGAACTATAATAGTTTCCATATGGGTGTAAACATAAGTCTGTTGCGAGTGTTCTTAAAACACCATTTTGTGCTTTAGGGTCTTTAATAGTATCTACGAAATATTCTAATACGACTGTATCTCCAACTGAAAAAGATTCACTTCTCCAAGTCACTGTTCCATAGTCCAGCGCAAGCTGGTCTGCATCAACGACTGAACTTACTTTGATAACTAGATCTGGAGCAGAACCACCAATATTACCCAATTGTGCTTCGGCAATTGTGATTTCATTTCCTATTAGATAGTCTTGGCCAAATGTCAAAGGAACAACTTTGGTAACATTTCCTGTTAAATCGACGAATACTTGAAAAGACCCACCAGTACCAGAAGTAGCGTTTGCCACACCGTCTGGATCATTTCCTACTGCAACAGATGTTGGAGTGACTAAATATACGCCCCCACGATGTCCAGCAGTTCCAGAATCTGTTTCTACACCAGTTACGGCTCCAACGCCATCATAAAAGGAGACAAAAAATTGATTTTTCGCCGGAGACTCATCAACAACTGCAGTTGTAGGATTGGTAGAAGGATCATATCCTTGTCCAGAAATAGAAACATCTACAGAAACTACTCTACCACTACCGTCAGTAGTAGCAGTTGCAGTTGCCTGTTTAAATGTACCAGTTGCTGGTTGGCCACCTCTAATTGTGACGTTGAAAGAAGTAGACGGTGCATAACCCAATCCACCAGATAATACTGAGATGGATTCGATACCGCCAGTATTTGTATAAGTGATGCCACCCAAGGATGCTGGTTGGCTTCCGTTTCTATATGTCTGTGTTAATGGTGAAGTTACTGTGGTAACTGTTCCGCCAATAAACTGTCTTCTTTGCGAAGATAGAGAATATGGAGAAATTCTATCAAATTCTCCTTGCGCGGGGCGGCCGAGCCTTGTGAATGTTTGGTTAAAACTATTCAAAAATTGAAATTTCTGTTGATGCTTTTGTTGTTGCATCGAAACCATTTCATTTCTCTGAATAGAGAATCCACCTGACATAAATTCTGTAGATAATGAAGTAGTCATTTATTGATCTCCTTTAGATGTATTATAATTTTGTTTTCTTTTTATTTATAAAAACTTTTCTTTGTAAATTATTCACCAAGTACCGAGCCTGGAGCCTTTCCTTCAGTAACATCACTATATCTAATACTAGATCCTGTTACTTGCATGAAAATTCTCATACCGTTTCCATCTGGAAGAGTTGAAACCATACCTTCATATTTTCTGGCATCTTTTCTCCAAATATATTTTGTTTGATCGGGCCCATCATGTCCAGCATATCTAGTTGTTTGATTTGCTGCCATTGCTGGAGTGGTAGTTGGAATATATTCTCCATTACCAAAGCCACCTGCAGGCCCGTTGATGCCATCACTATCTCCGTATTTGTTGATTTCAACATGACCTGCTTGTGTAGAGAAGTCTGCTGAAGAAACACAAATCAAATCTAGTTCACTTTGAGGATAGTAAAATCTCTGAGATGTGATTTGAGTTGGGAAGGAGAAAACAAAATTTCTGTCTTGTGTAATTGATAACTGTTCTTGTGGGTTAATAATAGCATGAGAGTCTATTTCATGCATTGTTGCTGATACGTGATAATCCCATGGTTTTAGAACATCCTGCTCACGAACAATAAATCTGTTAATAGTTTTAACTTCATTCATATTTGTCTCAGGGAAATTTCTATCTTCTGGTGTAGAAATTATATATGTATTTTGAGATGGATTTGAAGACGTATAATTAACTAAAGAAATAGAAAAGTTAGACATAGACCTTGGTGCATGTTTAAACACTAAAGTTTTATTCATGAAATCGTAAATATATTCTTGAGTTGTGCTATCTCCATCTGTCCATACTATATCGCCAGGCAATAAACTAGTATATGCTTGTTTATTCGAAGATTTAGTAAGATTACTTGTCGTAATAGTATAGCTTCCTGCTGCTTTGTCCAAGAAAAATGCTCTTCCAGTTGCAGAGTTTACTACATTATTGTTAATAGTTCCTGATACAGCTTCTCCTAACAAATTAGGTACAACCGCCGCATCCTCTGCTGGAAGTTTGAAGTTAGAACCTAAAGTTTCTACTCCTGCTGCTTCGAGCATTTCCAAGAATCTACCTGCAGTAGTTGGATCTCCATTGACTACCCAATCATCATATGTTAGAACATATGCGGCATTATCTCTTCTAACTTCCACATCATCTAAAGTAACAACCATAGATTCCATTACCTTTGCAGCATTATTCTGTTGTGCATTATATAAAATATCTAACAGTGCAGAATCACCTTCGGTGTAGTCGGATATAGAAATAGCATCTGGAACAGGCGGCACACCGCTTGTCTGAGAAGCTGCTTTGGCAAATGTTGAAACTCTATCTAAGAAGTTTTCTGGGAAAATTACATTTCTAGATGGTGATGGAGCCATATCATTTTGTTGAACCCAACTCGCAATCGGAGCTGTAGTTGCAGTTTGTTCACTTCCATCAAGTGAAATCTCAACCAACCCATCGGGTGCGGTTGTATCGCGATCAAGAGCATTTGGTGAATTGGATGCACCCATCGTGAATGCTGTTGCTCTTCTTCTTGGAAGACTATTAAATCCAGTGATTGCCAGATCAGTTGGCACTCTTGTTCTAGATGTAATCATATCGCCGCCGGTGCCGCCAGGCAGATCCATAATCTGCGCTGCGTTGGTTTGAGTAAAATCATTGTTTGTTGTCACATTTCCTGTTGGACTTGTTCCAATAAGAATTGGATCGCCTGCAGTTAGAGTGTTAAATCCTGCAGACGGATCTGCAGATGAAGTAAATACTAATTCGCCAGACACATTATTCCAACTCACCACACGGCCGCCGTTGTATACATAATTTGGAGATGATCCTGATTGCGCAGCAATAAACATGCCGGGGATCAGTTCCAACGCGGTAACTGAAGTTGGATTTAAATATATCACATATACAGTTTGCGACCAAAGAGTTTCAGTTGCAGAACCCTGTGCGCCTGTAATACCTCTATAGAGGTCTGATTTTACATCCGTGTTATATACACCAGAACCATATCCAGATGCGCCAGCCGCATATCCAAAACTATTGAAGTCGATAGCATTTACCAATCCATTAAATATAGATTTACTCTTATCAATCCATACAGTTGGACCTTCTGTCTTGAAAATAGTTCCTAGTGAATTTGACACAGGAGCAGCAGGAGATAAATCAGCCAAATCATCAGTTGAATAGTAATTACTTATAGAACTGATATCGACAGGACGCTTTGCCGGAGAATACACACAGTGAACAGGCGCTTTCTCAGTAAATTCTGGTTGTCCTGTTGTCTGGTCAACATGTCTCTGTACAACAAACCATGCATAGTCATCATCTTGATCTACTGCACTCTGGCCATATAAAAACAACCCCATACCATGATCGGTACAAGTTATTCTATATGACATAGGATAAGTTTGCGTAATCTCATCAACAATTTGAGGTCTTCTAAACCATTGAGATTTTGCAGTAGATATAGATAAATTTGCGCCTTTACCGATAGCCGGTTCTTTATATACATCACACAACTCTCCTGGCTCTCTATAAACTGGAGATTTGATACCATCTCTACCCTGTGGTTGTGATATGGACATATCATCTTTCAATTGGTAATCTGTCGCAACGTTAACTTTAATTTCATTGCTATTTTCTAACCAATCAAAACGAATTCTCCATTTCTGAGGTTTTCTTGACGCTGCTGGAGATAGACTATTTAAGAAATTTAAATTAGTATCTGATAACAAATCTACGCCCTTTTCGGATTCTACCAGAAAATTATTTGTAATTCTTCTAAGCGCTGCCTTTACATCATCTAAGTGGTTGCTTGCAGGCATTGGATGAATTAATCTAAAAGGTGTTGCAAACTCATCATTCTCTTGGAATGTTAAATTAAATACATCACCTTCTGATATTTTCGATAGTGTAGCTTTTCTTGCATCTGTAGGTAACTCTACATCACTTCCAACAAGTCCTTGTGCTTCAGTGATGTTTGGGTTTCCGCTGACCTGTGGCCAGATAATAAATCCATTTAATCCTGTAACGCCGTCCGATGCGAGTTGTGGAGTGCTATAATCCCAAATCTGATTTGCACCAAGAGAATCTGTTTTTGGCCAAGAATTTGTACCAGACTGGTCTGGGCCCAAGCCTTTTGGCCCTACTAGAGCTCCATATGGAACATCAATTGTTTTCCCCCAATGATATGCAATTACAACATTTACAACTGCCATGTCAGTAATCCATGTCATAGGTGTAGTAGAAGGGTTTCTTTTTAGTTTAAAAGTTGATTTTCTTGTAGCAACATCACTAGATACTACATAATCATCTTTTGGCAATACTCTACCATTCAAAGATACTCTGAATTCGCCACTACCTAAATCGCCTTCAATTAATGGAAAATCATCCATTAAAGTAATGTAGGTGGTATCGTCTGCTGGATCAATCGCCGAAAAGCCTGTTCCAGCAACCGCGCCGCTCATATCTTTTGTAGCAGTTTCTCTATGCTCAGTAACAACCTTCCACAACTGATCTGCCTGTCTTTGTGTTGGAAGTACTGTAGAACCGTCATTGCCAAAATCGTGGTTATATCTTACTGAAACTGTATTTTTAAATCCTTCTCCTACATAATCTCCTTCGTTTATTTCTTGGTCACCAGTCGGACTTGCTGCAACAAAGTCAGTATTGTTAGAGAATTTTGATCTGAAGATTTCTGGAGTTTCAAATGGATGAATACACAAGTCGTGAGCTAATTGAAAAAATAATCCACCATCATTACCAGTAAATTTTTCCATTGCCTCAATATAATTGATGTTTAAAGTTTCGCCAGTGATAGGTTTTGCGGTTTCACTAAACACTAAGGCACCAAATTCACCAATACCAGAAACATATTTTATGCTCCCTTCTCCTGCTAAAGTTGAGCCTTCTTCATATGAGTTTGCAACCCATTCTTGAATTTCAGTAAATCCTGCAGTCAAATTATTTTTGAGTATGTTTTTACCTTGGGTTCTGTCCAAAAACAGTCTCACACTACCCAATCTGATATCCCAATCCCAAGTCTTATCTGTGAAATCTGGTTTAGATCTCAACAAATATGTATCTGTGCCGGAATTGGCATTATGTATTTCTTTCTGTGATCTATGAATGACATCAACAATGTCATTTCTCTGAACACTAAATCCACTGGCAATAGGCATTAAAATCTCCTTTGTGTATTTTTCTTTATATTTATAAAAAAAAATTAGTCTTTATTTGTTTATTTTTTATTATGTTCCAGAACCAACTGGATCATTTGAATCTATATTCGTGTCTGAATTAAAAATGTACTGGCCATTTACTAAAACCATTATACGCATACCATTACCAAACGCAGCAGTTGATCGCATTCCCTGATATCTTCTCTTATCGTTGTTTACGCCATCGTACAGATATGTTGTCATAGGAATGTTGCTGCTCTCTGCAACCACTTCGGCAGAAGAGAAGCAAATTAAATCTGTTTCTTCTTTTGGATACATAAATCTTTGCGTTGTCAATCCAGTTGGAAACGTAATTACAAATCTATTTTCATCTGTAATAGATAATTGTTCAAGTGGATTTATAATTGCATTGCTATCTATTTGATGTCTTGTTGCAAACTTATGAACATCAGAAGGTTTTAAAATATCAAATTCTCTAACAACAAATCTCCAAATATTTTTGGCAGCTGCCTCATCTCCTAAATAATCTTCTCTATCATGAGGACTTAAAATATAAAATGTTCTTGCATTATCTACTGAGTTTATGTGATACGAGTTTCCCTGATCGTCAAATATTGTATCTATTTGATCAGCAGCAGTCTGTAAATTTGCAGCCTGACTAGAAAAATAAACTCCAGCATCACTAGAATATGAAGATTCTCTGGAACATGAATATAAACAATGGACAGGAAATTTTGAACCTTCATCGGTTCTAGGCAATCCAGTTTCATTATTTACAGTTCTTTGTAGCGCAAACCATGCATAATCATCTGCCTGATCTCCAGCGGCATCGTCATAAATGTAAAGAATTAATCCTCTTTCTGTCATCGTAAGTCTATATGAAAACGGATATGTTCCTTCTAGTGTCGGATCAGTTTTTGGATATCTCTTAAACCACCCACCACCTTTTCTCTTATTTCTGAATCTTATAGAACGATTATTAATATATTTGGTATAATTAGAAACATCTGCTGGAGCAGTAGCTTGTGCAGTACTTCGTCCTGTTGTCGGCATATAAAATGTTGCTAGTGGATATTCGACAAACGTAAATGATGTAGATGTACCCGAGCCGCCATTTGCAGTATCTCTTGTATTTGCAGCCGTTTGGTCGAGATAAAGAGGATAGTAAAACGCTGGCACAGTTCCGTAGGTGTTTGTATCTGTTTCGGTTCCATATACATAATATGGCCCACTATTTGCAGGGTCTGCAGAAATTACAATATCTTCAAAAGTCAAATCTACCATTTCGCCAGGATTTCTCACGACTGAAGTATCAACTGAAGCTCCATTTTCTAATGTTATAATTCCATCAGAAGAAAGTTGTGGAGATGTAATACTACCATCATTTAAAATTTGAGATGATGTTCCAGCATTTACCTTTAACCATCCATACATTGGATTGGGGATTCCTGAACTATTTTCCCAGCCCGAAGACAATATTCCATTAAAAGTATAGCCAGGATGATATTGATCAGGCACAAATGTAGTTTCATCAATTGTATTTCCTGCCGAATACTGCGTTCCGCCCCGAGCAGACATTCTTAAATTTAATTGATATAACTCTTGAGAAAATTCTTTATCTCCAGTATTACCGGCAACATCATAATACAATCTAGGACGCAAATCAAGTTCAAACCTAATTCTATAATTCTGATCAATACCTCTTGCTACTGCCCCACTTTTCGGAAGAATGTCATCAGAAGATTCAAACACCATAACGTGCTGTTCTGGATCGATTCCTGCATTTTTTTGACTAAAATTAGCAACTCCAGAATATGGCCCAGAACCTGCTCCATTAGATGTAGATGGACGATTTAAAGAAACTTGTGTAAAAAATTGTTTATTAATATATGTAATAGGATTTGCAATTGTACTATCAACCAGTTCATTTCCAGCTATAGGATTTCCATTATACATTGTCCAACTTGAAGTTAAATCTTGGGCCAATGCCATCATCGCACCACCAGACACCACTTCACCACTGGATATCTCGCCAGCACCTTGCAGTGTGGTGAAAGAACTTCTTTGCCTCGACATACCATAACTAGTAAGTGTCGATGGATCTACAAATCTTTGCGCCATTACCTATTCCTTTTCCAAATCTTTTAGCCAATCATTTTCCAAAACTCTAACCATATTCTTATATGTTAGATATGCTTTTTCATCTTCTTGTCTATTTATATGAGAAATAGATAGGTCAATTTGTTCACCAATCCAATTCCACACGGCATGTGTCTTTGGAATTGCCGTAACGATTTTAGGAGCTATGTTGTAGTATTCTTCAATTTCATTAGGATAATTTTTCAACAAGAAATTATCTCTGTATATACGCAATGTATTGAGAGTAGTTCCATCATCTGCCTCACCTCGCATTTCTACTACAGCAGTAGTCAAGAAACAACCGCCACCTTGAGATTGGCCGGACACTGATCCGCCAGTGCTTGCGTTTCCTTGATCGCTTATACTGTCACCGCTATGATGAGTGTTTGTAGAAAAAACACCGCCGGGCTGTTGTTTCCTAAGATCTTGTATCTGGTCATGAGTCATTCCTGTTGAGAAATTAGTTGTTGTGCCAGTAGAAGGTTCGTAGTGAGAATAAAACGAACCCGAGCTTCCCCCACCATCATTATCATTATTACTTGCCGGTGGAGTAGTTGGAGTGGGTACTGCAACTGCAAAAGATGCTGATGTTCCTTCGGTAGTTCCACTTGAAGTTTCTTTAGAACAACTCCAATATGTAATTCCGTCTTGAACATAAAAGTTTCCATGTCTCTCTGAAGAATTACTGGAACTAAAAGTAGTTGCTGAAAGTTTTATAGAACTAAAATTGTCATGTCCAACTTGAAGCTTTCCGTCTTTTGATCTAGTTTTGATAGTAACTGTTTTATTTGGACTAATTCCAATTCCAGAAGTTACTAGTTTGTATACCTCATCATAACCAACCTCGGCCGTTACAGAACCATTGCTAATAGAAATCTGGGCGGGCCCAATCTCTGCATCAGAAGATGCAACTTTTTTGAAAATTAATTGATGTGCGGTGCTGCCTGTTGTTGTAATATCAAATTTAACATTACATTTTCTGATGAACCAATTAGGAACATCTTCTAAGTCTGGGCCATCCCGCACACCCTTAGTTCCAATTGCAATCTCATCTGCAGAATGCCAATCAGGTTCGCGGTATAATGATTGCACTGGCAATTCGTTTGCAGTATCTACATAATTTGGTGTGATATTGATATTTGCACCTGTGGATTTAAATCCCATTTTTGTTTGGAATTTTCCATTCTTTTTAATCCTTGCAGTATATCCAATATAATATCTTCTAGGATTTTCTGGGTCATCTGAGCCAGGCAATAAAACATTTAATGTATTAGTTCTGTTAGGTAAGTCTGTATTAGTACCCTTATCCGAAACTCCATTGGTGACTAGAGATTTTAATACTCTTCCCGTATCATCCATTAAAACTATACCAGCATGAGACATCATAGAGAATGATGGGCCGTGCTGTCCATATATCTGCACAATTCCATCACCGCCCCTATCTGACTTAGATACAAATCTTTCACCTTCGTTATTATATACATCTGTATATTCATTCCTAGAAGCTTTGCCTCCTTGAGGAACTTTGATAGTAATAATTTCGCCAGGCGCAGTTTCAAAATCTCCAAGATATGCAGTTGCAGCAGCATACCCCCCATATGTATTCGTCCATCCAAGAGAATTGCTTCCTCTACCACCATGTTGGCCGGGCCCGCCACCAGCACCAAATGCAGGGGTTCCTGAAGGCCCAGAAAGGTTTGGATATTCCGCTGCTGCTTCTGTTCCTGAGCCATATAGAGAATGTCCACCGCGGCCGTTGCTTCCATCGGCACTATGAACCCTACCCTGTGCAAGGCCCCATCTAAAGAACATATTAATCGGATGTTTTCCTACTCCAAAATCTGAAAGTGCCTCTTCGCCTCTTACAGTGCCCGCTGCATTAACCACCAATTGAGCAGCATATACTGCCTCGTCTGGAAATTCTGCGAGTCGTTTTGCCGCACCCTTTTCTGTTTTTTCTCCGCCGATAACTTTCATTATATCACTACGGTTAATAGTCCAGTTTGGATCGTTTGATAGCGAAACATGCTGTGTATCAGAATCTGCAGAAATAGGAGTTCTCAATACACCATAATACCGTATCCCATTTGCAGTTGAAATTTGACTTTGCGTTTCATACTGCCAATTAGTAGTTTCCAGTTCATGTTTACTAGATCCAGCATGGCGATTTGAAAAGAAACTTCCCTTAAGCGCGTTGTTCCAATAAAACTGAACATTAAAGTTTTTATTAGAAGCCATTTGAGATTTTACTTTTACATATCCATTTCCACCATTACCACCAGCACCTGCCTGAGTCGAACCACCATCTTTTGGGCCTCCAACACCACCTTGGCCAATACTAGTTACGTTTAATGTAACATTAGATTTTCCTGTTAGATCTATCACAAATGTATTTGATGCGCCTGCTTTACCACCTTCAGCGCCGTAACCAGTGCGCCAATTTACGGCACCAGAACCACCACCGCCGCCGGCTGCTCTTCCACCATTTCCGCCAGGCTTTCCATGGATACTACTGGCCAGTTTTACCCCTCCAGCTCCACCTGTTCCAACTGAACTATTTTCACCCTTTTGTCCATTTGGTCTATAACTTGCATTTTCGAACAATGTCGTAGAACCCCCATCGGACTTTCCTCTCTTACCCCCGCGGCCTCCAGCGCCGCCGGTTGCAGTTTTAGTATTACTGTTCCATTGTACTATAGTTCCAGTTCCTGCCGTGCCCGCTGTACCCTGACCTTTCCAGTCATCGCCGCCGGAGCCACCGCCGCCGCCGCCACCTATAATGGTGATGGTATGTTTCATATTACCTTGTAATGTAAAAGCAGTTTCGGATGTGATTGCTGGATGGTCGACTTCAGTTGGAGTTATTTTTACGAAATCTCCTGTCACCGTTCCATTATTTCCAACAGTATGTTGACCCTGTTCTGGAACTATTTGTGCATCTGGAACCCCATCTGGATCTTGGCCGCCCGGCGCTCCATATAATTCGACAGTTCCGTTTTCTGAAATAATTCTTGCATCCCCACCCTTATATCCAGATTCTTCTGTAGCAGGCAATGTCTTATCCAATAAAAAGTCACCACTCAATTCAGTTTTCTGAACACTTCCAGAACCACCACCAGCTGTCGCAACAATTCTAAATCTTGTAAACTTAGCAGGAATTGTCAAAGACCATTCACCGAATTCAAAGTAATCTTTATTTTCTTGAGTATTTCTAAGAAGTTTTTCAAAATTACTACTAGCACCAACTTCTGTTTCTAAATCAACTTCAACACCTTTTGTTGCGTTTCCGCTCCAAACTTCAACCAATGCAGCAGGAGAACGAATGTCAACTGCAACAGCATGTCTATCATTAATGCGTGTTACGTGTTGTCTCCAATTATCTTGAATATCTGTCCAATTATTTACTTCAGCAGTTTCTTGCCAAAAATCGTCAACATCAATTGGAGGTAATGTAATACTAGTAGGACGAACTTGATCACTAGAACCATAGAAGTCGCTAAAGCAAATAGTTCCTCTTGTCGGAATTCCATCGTTTTCAACTATGTCGGGAACATTTACACCATCTCTATAATATTCACTAATACAGTGTGGTGCTGAATTGCTTCCTGGCCTGAATTCGCCTTGGATTTGTGCTAATGTTACTCTGCCCGTCTTAGGTATCGTCATCGAAATACTCTTTTATTAAATGTTAAAATTGTACATATGCACAAACATCACCAGAACTTCTAATTGCATTATTCTGAGAACCATTGACTTCCAAATCTCCACCATTGATAGATAGTGTTCCTGTCATTGTATCTCCATTTCTTCTAACAAATGGAGTCGAATCTGCGCCGGCAAGCAATGGAGCTAGTAATGAATATAAAGAATTTATCGCTGCAACAATATTAGAAATATCTCCAATATTACCGTCTAATGCTGATAAATTACCAATGGTTACTTTATCTTCTTTAGTTGCAATGTCTGTCACTAGTGTTGCAATTTGTGTATCGATATCAGTTTCTAATTTAGAATCCAAAGATTTTATTTTATCATCCAACAATTTAATATTGTATCTAACTTCAGTACCAACGGCATAATCATTTGCCAAGTCTGCGGCAAGAATACCCTGAGAATTTAATCCCACTGAATCTAAAATATTTCCAACTTTTATATTGATAGCATCAATAGAATTTACATTTACAACAATATTATCGCTGTTTACTTTTACTTGGCTATCTAATTCAATAAGATTTGTTTTTACGGCAGCATTCCCATTGGTTGCTGACATATAATTTACATTATCTCCATTATAATTAAATGTACCATTTGCATTAGTTCCGATAGTAGCTCTAAGAGTATCTACCATGTCGGATTCATCTTTTAAGCCAGTGTCTAAAGCGTTTAATGCTTGCATCACTGTACTTGATGTATTGATATAAGTTGCTCCAGTTGGAAAAGATACCGTTCCGTTTGCTGCAAATCCTAATGTTGTTTGTGTTAAATCTAATTCTGATTGTAATGCATTGTCTTTAGTCAATCTAATTAATGCTTCAGCAGCTACTGCATCTGTAGTATATTTTTCGTGATATGCTACCGCAGCGTTCAAAGTATCCACGATGGTAGATCTTATAATCTTACCATCAATTTCTGTCATTGACCCAATATTTGCGGTATTGGTATCTGCATGAGTATCTACTTCATTGATTGCATCTACTATTGTTGATTGTCCGTCAGTGTTAAGAAAATTCAAATTTCCTACATTCTGGGCAGCTGCCTCAGTATGTGCAATCATAGAGTTGGTTTTAACTCTCCACTCTTCGAATGTATCTGTTTGTATTACACTGACAAGTGTTGGATATTCTACTGCCATTTAAATTCTCTCCAATATTACGTTTAATATTTTTTTAATTTCGTCCATTTCAGATTTAAGGTCTTTTATTTCTTCATCTCTTCTTTTGATAGAGTGCATTTTATTCATATAATCTCTGTATGCATTATTATCAGTATTTATTATAGCCTTAGAATGCATATCTCTCTGCAATGTTTTATTTTCTTTTACAATATGTCTGTTTGTCATCTAACTCGCCAATGCAATCACTCTAAAATCTTTTACTTTTGGTACAATAGAAGAATTATTTGTTTTCAAAACAATTTTGATAGAAACGGATGTAAATTCTGACAATCCTCTCAAATCAAAATCAAACTCTTTATAATCTTCTGGGCCGGTTGAAGCAATGTTATATGCAGCAGGACGACTCATTAATGTATATGAAAGTTTAGAAAATAATTGATCTTCTGATGTTTTCACTCTATAATAAAAGTCAACATCGCATCCATCCTGTCTATTCACTGATGCTAATACTCTCAGAGATGTTGCTGGTTGGTCTAAAGTGACTTCTCTTGTCATATATTTAGTCGCAACAGAACCACCAGCTGCAGAAGTTTCATCAACAAATCCAGTATTAACATGTCCAATAACTCCATCTGCTACATTAGCAGGACTGTTAGTTTGATTTGATATCAGGATTGCACTCATACGCTGTGTGTCGATGATGGGAGATAAATTGTCAACCTCTGTTCTCATTCCTACTCTAAATACCAAAGATTTCTTATCTATAGGCGAAGACTCTGTATTGAATTCGTTTTCATTAAAGTATGTTGCAACCATCTTTGGAGATGTCAATTCATAATTTGTATTTGGAATAAATCCAGAATAAATTGGATCTTTTATGCCAGGAACCTGAGTAGAATCTTGTGATGTTCCGCTCAATCCTCTCATACTGAATGTCATCGAAGTTTTTGGCAATTCAATATTTTGTATAATCGGTTTGATTAGATCATACTTAAAGTTTGAAGAGACAGTTGGACTCGATGCAGTGTTAGACTTCGGAGTAAATAAGTCATCCGTAGTTGGCAAGACACTGCCATTATATGCAACTTGAGATGTAGAACTGCCAATTGGATAAAAAGGATTTCTCAAATCAATTGTAAAACTGTTATATGTCGTGTCTGTGACCAAATGCGTTCCGTTGAATGATTCTGATGGAAATACTCCATAGGTTCCAAAGAAATTTTTCAAAGTAACATAATTATAGCCATTGGATTGCCAAAATTTAGTTGCAACCATCCCGCCGCTATCTGATATAGAAAATGTTACTTTTGTGTCTCCATTGAAAACTTTTAAAGAGTTTCTATTGAGCTTTTCTGCCCATAGATCATTTCCATTATCATCTCTTTCATTATTTTGTAGATAGATTTCTGCTTGAGTATTCGTATCAAACTTTGCTCGCGAAACTCTAAACTTCAAATCTTCCATTTGATCGGCAGTCCATGTAGATGCGTTCTGAGACTTAAAGAAGACGCCCGCATATGGCTGTTGTGATATCTTACCACTACCATCTAGAGAATCCTCTCCCATTCTTGCTACATGACATCTATATCCCTGTGTATCTGCCATAATTACGATACAATATTCTGTCTCATCTTGTACATATATCGGCGATGGGAAAACAAAAGATGTTGGAAGAGTACCATCATCAGAAACCGCAGCGTTTTCTGGATATACAATAGATTGTCCTAGTATTTTAGGGCCAGGATAACCATTAACAGTCTGTCTCAATTGAACTGTTACTGGTTTTGTGGCATCTTTAGTTGAGAAAAATAATTCAACTGCAGTGATAAAACATCCACCATCCTGATTAATCATGATAGTTTGTGCAAGAGGATCATACCATCCGCCGGCCGTAACTGTCGTGTTTATACTAGTATCTGTAATGGCTTCAGAATCACTAACCTCTCTGGTAGAGAAGTCTGGAAGTCTAGTGAGAATAATTTGATCTGCAACTGTTTCGATTGTACCCGATGCAACATAAGTTGTCTGTGCTTCAGTATCAGTGTCCTGTGAATTATTAGGCTGGTCAGACATCTTAAAGATTCTTTCACCAGTTTTGAATTTCATGTTGTCTGAATTTGGAATAGAGAAAATACCAGAAACAAATCCAGAGGAGTCTGAAATTATAGAATTGCTTCCAGACACAATTCCTGAAGCTTTCCACGTTCCAATATTTCTACTTTTTTCACCAGTTCCCTGATCTGGATCTGGATACACAATAAATATAGTTTCTCCTTCAGAAAAACCAAGAGAATCTGCGTTTGATTGTAAATGTAAGCGCAAACTTGTAGCAGCAAGATAATTTATATCATAAATTCTTGCCTCAGTATTAGTTGTTCCGCCACGTATAATTACCTGCCCTAGATTATCTCTAACCAGACTTGGATTTTCTCTTCTCCAAGTCGCAGTAACAGCTGGAGTGTCGGTAGTAGTAAGTTTTACAGTCGTTTTACAAAAATCAGAAACATTTACTCCATCAAAATATTGATATAGTTTTGTATTTGGTTTTAATTTTTCTCCGCTGAAATATACATCTCTGGCTCTAATAAATGGTATAATTTCTGTGCTTACAGTCCTAGTTCCAACACTCTCTCGATCATCTCGCATAGAAACTAGTTGCTCTGTACCAGTTCTAGTTTTTTGTCCTGTCAAAGTAGTTGTAGTGATTGTTGTAGTTTCTTGTCTTACCAAACCAGCAGAGGCAACAATTGGAGTAAAAATACTTGCAGTGGCATTGCTTCTATTTGCTCTTCTAGTAGAAGCTGTAGAAGAATCGTCGCGGCCTGTCCAATTTTCTTCCCAACCATTCCACATGGTTCCCATCACACCATCTTGTGGCAAAAGAGCTCCAAATATATTATCATATTGTTCTCTTCTATCTGTAACAATATCTGGTGCCTGTTTTGTTTCTTTCCATTCGTCGGTTGAAGGGAACATAGAAATGCTTCCTCTAAATGTGAAGATTGCAAATGGGTTAACATTTACTGTTTTAGAAGATTTTTCTTGAGTAATCAAATATTCGCTAGTATATGGCAAATGGATTTTTTGTTCTTTGATGGCATAACCACTAGAGCTTCTTGCATCTAATGTCATATTTACTAATTTTTCTGAGAAAAATGGACGCAGAACACCTTCAGTTTTACTGATTGAAACTTTGTAATCTGGATCAAATACGTTACCAACTGTATGGTCTACAAATCTATCTACAATAAATCCATTTTTAAATCTATCATTTCCATTTTCATCTTTTACTGCTAAATCCATGGTATCTTTTTCTAGCATGTTCAGAGATGTATAGTATTCTAGATTTTCAATTCTTTTTTCTAACTTACCGATATCCCGCATTGTATATCGTTTATTGTCGCGCATCTTAGTTGCAATTGCTTTAGGCCCGACAGTATATGGATCAGATTCTAATTCATATAATACCATACCCTCTGATGGATCTTCTGGCATAGATGGATTTTCTGCTGGAGAACCATATTTCAATCTAACTCTTCCAAGCTTGTCCATGAATAGTTTATCTTTTCTTGCAAGGTAAACTCTGAGATCAGCACTCACTGCAGTACCATCAATTGGATAATCCGTTGCCGAGGAAACCATACCTCTTCCAAATGGATATCCTGTAGTTTGTATATAGCTGGCAACAGGGCGGAAATCTAAGACATCTGAAAGTCTCTCAGAACCATAATATCCAATACTTGCATATCCATCAACATATGAGTCTACAGATGCATAATCTCCAACTCCATGGTTATAATATGAATATATTGCTATCGGTCTACCACCACAAGGAAGACTTCCTGGCTTCAGATCCAATTCTCCCAATTGAATGATAGATGGTTTTTGTCCATCGAATAGATCATATCTGTCTGTGATATCATTAAGTTTGACAGGAACTTCTGTAGGATTTGTTATAAGATTTCCATTAGTCCAAGCATTAATAATTTCTGTATTAAATGGATTTTCAATTCCATCAACAACAAGTAATACTGCTAATTCTGTAAGAGAAGTTGTTACAGAGTTGTCTAAATTTACATTAAATGGAGATTGTCCAGTTTGTTCATAAAATTCATAGGCCTTGAATGCAAAATCAAAATCTGCTGTAGTCATTTCATGAATAAATTTTTTGTTGTCTGAGACAACTCCAGTTCTATATGCAACATTATTTACATTACATGTGTCATATAATTTTATTAATTCTCTAACATCTGCGTTCTGTAGTTGCAAATTCGACAAACTCATACTAACATCACCACTTGCACCAACCGCAAAACTAGGATTGACAGTTCCTGTAGATGCGCTACTATTGATTCCCAACACATCTGCTTCATAGGAACTAGTCGTATCGTTAACGGCACCAACAGTGTTGTCGTAATTTGCAGAATTGATAGCAGAGCCTTCAATTCCAACAAGACTTAATGGCAATTCGATGTAATTTTTTACTAGAGTTTTTGTTTTTTCTTTTGCATTAGTCTTTTTCATGGGAACTAATGCAGTAAATCCAGAAGTAATAGCACCAGTACCTGTCACATCAAAAGAAACCGTTCTCAAGTCTGCAGAAAACGCTAGGTTTTGTATATATCCAACAAGTCCAGAAGTATCGCTTGAATTAGCACTAGAAAATATGTTATATAGTGATGGAATATTTTCAAAATATGTATCTGCCTCTGTGGCAATTAGAGTGACAGTACCAGCAGGAAATGAAACTGAATTGAATTGCTTCATCACAGAATATTGAGTGTCAATTGATGAAACACCTGTCAATTCATTTATGTTTCTTGCAGTCCGTACCCATTTTTTTCCAGTATCAACTAAACTAGATCCGCTAGTGTTATGTAAAACAGATTTACTAAAAATTCTGGCAAGGACATTTCCAGTATCGGCCGTTTGAGAATTATTCCATGAAGCTGCATTTGTAGTTGAAGTATCCGTAGAAGGTATTGCCTCGCTGATTAGTTCATTTGTTGTAAATGAGGCGGATGGTAATACTCCAGAACCTTCTGCTCCGGCAGTAATATTTCCAGAGTTTAAAGGTTTTATCAGCATGGTATTGGTTATGTTATTATGATAATAATTAATACCTCTAAAGTTTACATTATATCTATCAAATATTAAACTTTTAGGAGTAAATCCACCCTGCACTTCAGTCAAATCTAATTGTGTCAGAATATTTCCAGCATTTTCATATATGTCAGAACTAGAGTTGGAGACTGTTGTTTCGCTTACAATAGACCTTGCGTCGATCATTGTGTATGGTTGGGTTGTTCTAGGATTTAATTCATATTCAATGTCATATAGATATACTTTATAAATCGCAGATTCTTTTGATTGCTCAATATCATCTGTTGGTCTATAATTAGATTGTAGATAGTTATTCAATCTTGCGCTATTAGAAGACTCTGAAAAATATTCTACAGCCTTTACTTTTGCTGTTGCAATCACATCAACACCATAAATATTTGTTCCTAGAGTGGTTCCCCCACCTTGAAAAAATATAGAAGTTGGATCATATGTTATTGTGTGAAGATAGTTCGATTCGCCAGAATCTATATTAGAATCTATATTAATAAATTGAGAAGTTCCACTTTGCGACGAATGCACATTTACAAGATTGACAGATTCGTCAATTTTAAATAAACCTTTAGTATCTGTAACATATATAAATGAACCCAAATTTACTGGCATATACTTATTATTGATTTGATAATTACTTCTAGATTTATCAAATATTACATACTTAGATTGATTTGAAGATGGTTTTCTTTCAATTTCATATCCTCTTACATATGCCTTACCAGCTTCAACCCCTACTGCTAGTTTATCTCTAATCGCATCTAAAAGATTTTCGTGCGTCTGGCCAGGATAGTATAACAATCCAGTATTGTCTAAATTTTGATCTGCATATGTCGTTAAATCTATAGTAGAAATTGTATGGGCCTGTCCGTCACCATCAACAACCATTCCTAAATCATCTGGAAAATTTTGTAATGCAAAATCTTTTGCAGCAACCTCAGTTTCAAAAACTAAATCCGACATCGTATATACGCCGCCGTTATTATTTTCGCTGAAATATTCTCTGATATCTAATTTAAATGGACGAACTGTATAATCACCAGATTCGTCATATGTTCTTCTAGCTAACGTTTTCATCAATACAGAATAATCTGTAGAAGAAACATAGTTGCTAACAAATCCATTTCTAACTGCAATCAACTCAACAAAATTTGTAGTATCAATTGCGTCATAATCTCTCTTAGCAAGAGTTAATTGAACCTTGTATCTATCAGCGCCAGGAGAATTATAATTAGTTGTTCCTAATGAATTATCTAGAAGACTTGGGTCGTCATTATAATTAACAACAGATTCCGATATTTCTAGGCCAATTTTATATGATGGTGTGTTTGAATATTTGTCAAGAATTAAACTCTGAGATGCAACTCTTACCAAATTTCCATTGATGTAGTACACACCCTCTTCGATAAATGCTTGCGATCCAATTCCGATTGGATTTTGTACAGTTGAAGATGTTTGAACTGTACAAACTAAATTCACCCCATCGGTTGTTGTTGCAACAAGTTCTTCTCCCTCAACGAAAGTAGAAGTCTGTCCTTCAGAAATTGTTACAGTTTCTCCATTTACGGTAAATGATGCTGTACCGCCATCTAGTATGTTTACTGTCGTTCCATCACTAAATGTTGTAGAACCAGATGTTGTACCATCCAAATACTTTAAGTATAATGTTGTAAACTCGTCATTGTCGCCGTCGATTACATCATCATTATTCAAATCAACTTCATCGGAGTAATTGACAACCAATGCACGTATGCCTGTGCTCTTACCCTGTACTATCTTTCCCACGAAACCATTGGCAGTAGAAAGTGTTCCGTTAAGAGAAACTTTGACATAATTTGCCTTTAAGTCCAACGCGGCCTGGCCAGGAATTACCATTGCTCCTTCTTTGAAGAAATGGTCTGATAAATTTGATATTTGCCCCTGCAAAATACTTTGCAGTTGGGTCATCTCTCTTGCCTGAACAGAATTGCCGGGCTTGAATAGTATTTTTAGATAACCCTTATTTACGTCAAAATCATCAAAATAGGGGGTGACATTAAGATTTAAGGCCATATTTTCTTTCTCTCAATTTAATTAAAATTCAAAGACAACTTTGATATCTTCGATCTGGTCGATTGCTCTAGCCACTGGCTGTCTGTTTTCTGTATAAAGTACTTTACCAGAACCAGTCAAAATATCAAATGGTTCTTCATCAGCAGTTCCAAAATCTGGGTGTTTTGGTCCTCTGTAAGATTCTTCCGTTGCCGGTGGATTATCAGACGTTGCCTCTTGAGGATCTGCCACAATTGCGATTTGTCTGAACTGTGCCTCATCACCAGAAACAGGGAATATAACTTTAGTTTCAGAATTTCCTAAACTATTATCTCTGGTTGATTGTTCGTCATACTCCAATCGCATGGAAACCATAACATAATATCCAGCTAATTCTTCTATTGCATTGTACCCATGACCATAATCTGGAGAAATAATCGGTTTTACTTTACATGCATTCACATTTTGATTTCCATTACCATCCACTGCAGGCACATTAGATGTATCAATCTCGGCAGAATCTACTGCACTCCAGTTTGCACCTTTAGCAGTAATTACCATACTAGAAATTTTATCAATAGTAACAATACCATATGCCGAAAACCCTGCACCATTTCCGGCAACTGAAACGCCAGGCGCGATGATGAGGTTTCTATCAGCACCACCAGTAAAGGTGCCGTTGACTGTCACTGCAGCTGTGGTTCCTGTGACGTTCCACTGTGTGATTTCAAACTGTTCATTATTTCCCAAATCGATTATAAAATATTTTGTATAATCAAGAGATGTATTAGATATATTAGGAATAGATAAAGTATTTCCTGTTAATGCTATTCCAGTTTTATTAATATTCGGGTGATATCCAGACCCCCCAGATACAGCACCACCCACTTCATTTGGTTCGATTTTGATCCACTCAATTTCGCCATCTATGCCGGCAGCATTTTGTTGAATTTGCCACTGCACATATTCTGCACTAGAAACATCCACTGGCTCATATAAAATCGTATCAACTGGAATATAATCTTTTGTTAAAAACTTTAATGCATCCGACAGTTCAATTGAATACATGTACTTCCAAACATACCCATCAGAAGTTTCTTGAAATTCAGTAGTAGATGTTGAAGTAGGTTTGACAGTAGATGCGACCGTTTGCACACCTACAGCATCATCTACATATGCTCTGTTATTAATACATTTATACACATTATATTGATTTCCAGAATCTGTTACAACATAATTGTTTGGAATGATTTCTTCTGGGGAATCATGTTCGAACATAGTATAAACTCTACCAGAAGTCCAATTAATTCTTGGAATTGCAAGAGTCATATCTGCATAGTTTACTTTTTTCATAGCGATAGTATCTGCGTTCACACTATAACCATAGCCAATAGAATCTTGTGGAGTTGGTGGATTTGCATCATTAGTCCATGGAGTATGTTTTGCAACTGACATGTACAGATTATTGTACACCGCCAGTCCTTGATGTATCCATGTAACTGTGCCATCAGTCAATGAAGATGGCGTTGGGCCGGTTCCAGTTGCCGCTGATGTGCCTGTAGCCACTGCGACAAAGAGATTTCTATTGTTTACAACCGAATCGCCAGCACTATATGATTGGTTAGTATTCCAAACTGGGGCCGAACGATTTATTGATTGCAAAAATTCTTGAGCGTTAAAAATTCTCAATTTATTTGTGATAATTGCTGCCATGTTTTTACCTTTTGAATCTTTGTAAGTTTGTACTATTTATAATCTTTTTAATCGACTAAAGTAGAACTTATTATAATATTTAATTCCTCTATACTAGAAGGAGATGAATTGTATGTTACAATATTGGATTCTGATGCAAAATTAGATTTATCATGTAGTCCGCCAGGAACTGCATACTTCCCAAAAGTATTTAAATATAGTTCATTTTCGTCAAAATCTATTCTGTCAACATTATAATCCAACATCTGCACCTTTTCATTAAACTTTGCCCTTTCAACTGATAAGTTAGTTGGGCCCATTCTCTTTCTTGTACTAGAATTTGGTTCTTCTTCACTCATGACCAAATAAACAGGATTTAAATCTACATGTGCATCTAATACTGCTCTGTATTTTCTATCCGATTTTTCAGTTATTTCTGCTATTCTAGTATTCGTCCATTTATGATCTGTTCCATCCGTATTCGCAATCCATTCATCATCACCATCTACTTCTACTGGCAAGAAATACCACATATTATATTGTGTTGGTCTTCTTGCAACATGTGTCAAAGTAGTACCTTGTATCAATTTTCTTCTATTTAGCCACGGAGATGTATACATTTCTGCCTGTGGACTGAACAAATATGGAGAAAGGTTTTGCCAAGGAAAAGATGCAGTAAAGTAAAACTTAAATCTTTCTAGAGAACGGTAAGTTGTGTGTAGAGTTGGAACATCTCCTTCTTTATTATTGTTATATCTTCCAGAAATATTTATGATCATTTTTTCATCTCTTGGATTGGCACCATCTGCTGTGGAACCTATCCAATGATTTGGTTGTCTATCAACATTTCCTCTAAATATATTATCCCATCTGAACTCCACTCTATTTTCTGGAGATAGATTTGGCATAGTCTTATAATGACGCAAGTATTTAACGCTAAGAATTGCATATCTATCTTCAGCATCATCATCAAATTCTACAGAAGTAACTTCATATTTACCCCAAGGCCGAGTATTCAACCATTCATCACTTGTAATATTTGCATCTGAAGTATCATATACAGTAAAGTTATTTCCAATGATTTCAGATTCATAATAATTTGCATTATCAGTGCCGAAAGCATCTTTATAATTCAATGCAATTTTTTCCACTAAATTCCAATCTAGGGCATCTGCATTTGAGCTATCTAAAAGTGCATATCTACCCGAACCAGTATCAACAGATGCTGCCCCAATAGTATCATCGGATATTTCGCCAGTACCAACACCGGCATATAATCCATCAATCATACTATCGATTGTTGGTTGTCTATTGTCATATGTAACTCGTATTCCATGCGAATTTAAATTGTTTGTATCTTGAACATCAGAGTGTCCATAAGTCCATCTTCCCAAACCATCCATATTTTTGACTTTAAGATTAATATTTTTAATAATCTCATAAATCAACTGACTCCATGCAGAGTTTGTAGTTCTTCTCAGGCCTGCCGTAGTGGTTATAGAATATTCACCAAACATCATCATACCAGCTGGGTGTAGAACCTTTTTAACTATTTTTCTCCACTCATCAATATATCTTCCAACTTTTATAACATAAGAATAGTCTTGCCATAGATAACTATCCGTAATTCTATTATTATCGGATAAGAACCCTTGATCGTTTATATATGCACCCTCTCTTACACAAAGAGGGCCTGTCTTGACTGTTACTTGTGCATCTCCATTACCTATGCTTGAAAGGTCTATTGTGGGTGCTGTGTCATATCCTACTCCAAAGCCATCATATTCATCTTGGATATCACTTTCAAATATCTTTACCTTACTAATTCCACCAATAGAACTTCCCATACCTTTGAAAAATGCTCCATCGCCTTGTGAGGAATAACTTAGAGTTTTATTCCTCACATAACCATATGGTTGTCTAATATAATTAGCACCTTTGCTTATAAGTCTTGTTCCAGAAACTCCAGCAGGAGGCCGCGCAGAATATTTAACTCTTAACGAATGGCCATCTGGTAAGTTGTATGTAGAATATATTCCAGTAGCATCAGCATGACGCAGTGAAATTTTATTACCAGCAGCTGCGTTTGTGTTGTCGTATATAATATATTCAACATCATCTTCAATATTAGAATACGAAGAAACTTTTACTATATCACCTTCAGATAGTCCACTATTAAAAATTATCTGCTCACCGTCTGTTGCAGTAAAGTTTGTATTTGATACATCATTAACTAATATATTGACTTGGAGTGATGCATCATATTCAAGGGCGAATATGGTCTGGCCCTGATCTGCTGTAAAAGTATTTTGCTGTTGTGTAGAGTTTCTTATAGTTCTATAACTAGGAACAGGATTTACATGAATAGGATTTAATCCGTTGCCACTTATTGGATTTTCTGTACCCCTATCTTCAACTAAGATATCTCCATCTACATTTATTGGTTGTTCTTCATATCTCTGCCCTGAGGTAAACCTCATACTACCAAAGAAACCTAACGTATAATCGAACATAATATAATCTGCACTCACCTCTTGTCTTGCACCAACATAAAAGTTAGTTCCAGATGAGTATTGCAACATATTAACACTTGAAATTGTATCTTCTTTTTTGCCATCTACATATAGTGTAGTGCTGGCATTTGAGAAATGAATAGCAATATGATGCCATTTTCCAAATTCCAATTGAGCAGAAGTTAATTGATTGCCACCACCATCTTCCAATAATAATGTTCCATCTGGTCTTTGCCAAAGGATTGATTTTTGTTCGCCAGTATTTTCAACATTAAAAGAGAATAAAGTTCCGCCAGGAGATGAAAGATCAGTAACCGATATAGATTTTCTAAAATACCAAAAGTCTAATGTCAATTCTCCAGAAGTTAATTTTTCGTCCAGTACTGCATCAATATCATTAGTTCTCGTATAGCCAAAATTAGTGAATAGTGCGTTATCGCCTACTTTAGATAATCCGGCTACAAAATTATCTTTAATCCACTGATATCCCAATCTTTGTCCAGAAATAGTTAGAGTTTGACCTACTTCATATCCAGAACCAGCAAAACTAGGAGAAACTGTGGCAGAAAAGTTTCCAGAATTTATCGATACATCGAATTTTGCCCCACGACCCTTACCATTCATTACATTCAAATTTAAATAACTATCTGAATTTGCAGCAGTTCCATTCAACACAGACAGCTTTCGGACTTGGCCAGAAACAAAAGAACCATCAACGTTTCCGTCTACAGTTTCATCAATCCGTATCGTTAAATCATTAGTACCGTCGGCCCCGCCTAGTTTCGAGCCCAAAACAGTTATGATAGAACCAACTACATAATTGCTTCCCCTATCTTTGCCAAACGGATCAACTGTTTCATAAGAATTACCAATCTTGTTTACAGAAAATCTCAAATCAGAACCACCAGATACATCTACAGAATATGTCGGTGAAAAGTAAGAATTTACAGAATCCGGCATCGCCTTAGCTGGATCCATCAATTGGAATGCAGATATCTGTCCACCTTGTGGGCGGCCGATCGCGGCGAAATCATTAATTCTACCACTATCGTCAACTTCTGTCACCTGTATCACCAAATCATGTTCTGGAGTACTTCCGCCAATCAAAGTGCCTGGAATTGTAAAAGTATCACCCACTACATATCCTGTAGTTGGGGATGGATTATTATTTGAATCTGCATCACTCAAAAGAAGAGAAATAAGTTTTGGATATGTCGCCTGTGTTGTGTCTATATCCCAAACAGCACCAGTGCCATTTTCAGATGTGGTAGTATATTGTGTATCCTCAATGTCTGTAACAACAACTCCACCAGTTACTGCAGTGATTTTTACAAACACATCGTGAGTAATATCTTCGCCCTGTGGGGCAAAATTGCTACCCAATATTTTAACAACATCATTGACTGAATACAATTGGGAATTGTCTGTAGATGAAAGACTAATATTGCTAATGATATTATTTGTAATTACAACATCAAAATTAGCACCAAATCCCAATCCATTGTTCAACACTGCATCTTGTCTCAGTAGATCTACTGTTGCAGGGAATATGGAAGTAGTATTAGCTGTGGTATTTACTACTGAAACTCCAGTAATCGCCCCATCCGCATCTACTGATGTAACTGTTAAATCTAAATCTTGTCTAACTCTTGTTTCTGTTGGATCCCCCTGATTTATATTGACAATATTTCCCAAAGGAAATTCTACAGGCATTAGTGAAGATTTGTGTCTATATGAAAGTGCATTTGCCTTTTTATCTAAAAAATAACCCTGATATTGATTATCATTTCTGAATAAGATCTGATCGGTTCCAAGAAATGCTTCATAATCATATAGGATGAAAACATCGTCATATTTTGTGTCTATATTTTCTATAGAAACTACAGTGTTTGTTGAATTTGCTGGATATATATCTCCGCTCAAAGAAATATCAAAAACAGTCATAGGATATTCTAGAGACTCAGGGTTTTGATTAAATATAACTTCATAATTTGTTGTAGTTGAACTTATATCAGCAACTTCGCCAAGACCACCAGAACCCAATGTGCCAGTATCTGCAAATTCAATCTGTTCTCCAGTAATATATCCTTCACCAGCACCAACAATTTCAATTTCTTCTATGTGGCCAGGCGTAGTGTGTTCTATAAGAGCAGAGAACCCTGTGCCAGAACCGGCAGACGAAATATATGGGGTCAGTCCACGATTTCTTGGATAGTCTGTGCCTGGGCTTGTTATTTCAAATCCAACAACACATTCATATAATTCTTCTTCATAGCTTGTATTATTTGTTTGAAAAATTTCAATTTTTTCTTTACTAGAGAATTCTCCAATAATATTAGTTATAAAATATTCTCTAACTAGATTATTGCCCAATTTAAAATCTTTATAGTATTCTACAATACCTTCTGCTTTGGAAGTTTTTCCAACGACTTTATATGGAGTTTCTATTTTTGGATCTGTAGGAGCACTTCTAGTATATGGAATTGCTCTAAGACTCTTATTAGAATCCCAAACATTATTGCTCAATTTAAATATATTTGTTTTGGGGTAGTAAATATCAATATCTTCATTAAATATAGCACGAAATAAAAACTTAAAAGATGGTTCTGTACCTTTTGATTGGTAGAACTCTTTCATAAACTTTAAAAAATTCTTTTGATTCGTATAGCTCGTTTTTTTAACTGAGGCATCACTAACAATTTTCTTCACAGCATCTTCGGTGTCTGCAGTAGCAGTTGTTGCCAACAAAGACTGGATATAAAATCTAACTTTTATTAAGTCATTACTAGTTGGTTTTTGTGGGTCGCCATTACTGTCTATGAATTTTATTTGATTATTATCTAAAATATAATCTACATTTTCTACTAACTCTACATAACTACCTAATGCCCCACCAGACTGCAGTTCTGGATCTGTAAGATGTTCAACGATTGCATCTAAAGTAGTTCCCGTACCTCTAGCAGACCCAGCCGCATTAGAAAAAACTCTAATATCGACAACAGAACTATCATCATTTGGATTGCCAAGATAATATATAGGACTGAAATAATTTAATTTAAATGTATGGTTATTTCCATCTGCAAAAAAGTGTTGATCAGAAGTAGTTTCAGTTAAAGATTGAGTATCTGCTTCTACATTTTCATCTGAAAACTGTAAACCTTTTATTCTTGTAATATTTGGAAAACTATCGGCAAGTTCACTTTTAAACATCGAAACGAATAAATCAAGAGTTTGATCTAGGTCAGTATAATCTACGATTTTATTAGTAACTTGTGATACATTACTCTCTTTAGCCATCCACTCATAATAAAGTTCTAAAAACTTAACAAACTTGCCATATTCTTCATCACTAGAAATATAGAAAGGAAGTTGGTCTCTAATGTAGGCTGATATGTTTTTAATATTTTCTTGCATTTTTAGTAACCACTACCACTGCTAGAGCTTGATCCGCTTGAACCAGCAGATGTTTGAGAACTATCTCCATATACTCTAGTTATTGAGCCACTACTTCCACTAGATATAGAAGCAGAGTTTGTATTATAAGAAGTAGAAACATTTCTAGAAACTACAACCCTCTGCGTTGAGATGTCATAGTTTTCATTAAATTCGTCCGTATCTTCAATAAGATTAACTTCCAACTCATCCATATCAATATAAATTATTTGATTTCTAACAGGAAAAATATCATTTGATGCTGGAGTACATGCAATTCCTATCATATCGCCACCCAATACTCCTGTAACATTTAAGTCTGGAATATCGACCAGACCTGTTGTATAATTTACAGTACCAATAGCATTTAATGTATAAATTCTTGTTCCAAAATTATTGATATTATACATTCTGATGCTTCCAAGCCCATTATCGTCTATATAAAATGGAAGTTCGTTTCCAGAAATATAAAATGCGTTTGAGTATATAGAATTTGGAGAAATATTATTACTAAAATTAAAAGAATATTTGCTTGATGTATTTACTGTTGCGGATTGTTCATTTATCATTATAATTGTAGTTAAGTTATTGGTAATACTCTCATCTGTTTGGTCAATCTTGGCAAGAAATTGAGAATACCTAAAATAACTGTTAAAATCATTCAAGAATTTACTATTATAATCTATGATAGAATTTTTAACAGCAGCTGTCAGATCTGCAGTTTCTAATAAGGTAGATTCGTTATCATATTTCACTTGAGTATTGATTTTTAATTTAATAAAATCTGGATCAACAATATCTGGAGTAAGTCCTAAAACAGAATAATTTTTAACTAAAGAATTCTTTACAGAAACTTTTTCTTGCTCAGACAAATATAATCCACTATTTGGTTTAATAGAAATAAATATTCTACCATATTGTGGAGGGTCATTATCTTCACCACCCCAAACATTCATTGAAGCTGTTTGTGGATAAATTTTTGGAATAATTGTCATATAATCTCTAGAAGTTACTGCACGATTTTGTCCTTCAAAAGTTCTTGGAGCATAAAATTTAATCGATTCTATACTCTCTTTATCAGAACCACCATAAGTTCTACCAATTATAGATAAATTGTTTGGGAAAACAGTAGGAGTTGCTGCCCGTATATTATCAGGAACATCTTTTCCCAACATTGTCATTTGGCCAGTAAGTCCATTTACTGCTGCACCGGCAGAAGTAACATATCTAATAGTAAGTTCATTTCCAGATACCAAATTTTTTCCAAGAACTCCATCTCCAAACAAAACCTCATAATTTCCATCAGCAGATTCTTGTAAAAAATATCTAGTGGAAACATCAGTCAATGCCATCGTATCGGTGTTTAATGTATACTCTTCTATGAAATCACTAAATTTATTTTCTTTAACAAAAACTTTTAACGTAGAAGTATCGACATTTGGGTTTGATATCAAAAATCTTTGATTTACATCAGAAGTGTCCACGATATAACTTTCAGTTACTAAACTACCTTGGATTACTTCAAGGTCAAATATTTCGTAAATATGTCTAAACTGGCCATTGTCAATATCAATTGGATCTTGTGAACGATTGACTACTCTCGAAACTGACGGTACAAATCTATAGTCAACTCCGTCAACTGATAACTTAAATACAAAATTACTATCAATTTTAATATTTGCAAACTTAGTATTTGATTTATCTCCAATTCTATTCTCGATCATAAAAACTGATGATAATGTTGCCTTTGCAGATCTTGTAGAGGTTGGGGTATATCCAAGCAATTTTGCTTTGGATACCACGTTGTCTCTAATTCTGGCGGTGTCCAAAAACATTTCATTTGCCATCATATTCAAATAGAATGAGTTATAATATGTGTTATATCCCAAGATATCAGTAAGAGTATCTAGTGCAGAACCTTCAAAGTTATAATCTCTAAAAGTTTCATCCGATTTCATATAGTCTTTTATAGAGGACTTTATAGCCTCAAAATCTAATTCAGATATATTAATGTTTTTTGCCATCTATCTTACTCTTTTTACTTTTAAAGTATAGTCAAATACTTCTGTTGCCGGTGGTACTTTATATTTAATTTCAATATTCAACTGATTATTATCAGTTGCCCTAGTCACAGAACCTTTTCCATATCTATTTTTCCCATCACCAACAAATTGAACGTCTGTCACTACAACTCTAGGCTCATATTCTGCTATAGTCAATCTTATAGTTTCTTTTATATTTATTTCGTCTGGAATGGACATATATTCAATGTCTGATATCAATTCAAAAAGATTTCCATACATATTACCACCAAAATTCTGAAAGAAAGGTTTTTCACCTTTATTGGTAAGTAAAATATTCACAAGACTCTGTTCAATTGCAGGGAATTTATTTTGCTCGGGAATATCCTTTTTAATCTTTATATCTCCAGAAGACATTCTGGTAAATTTTAAATCAAAATCTTTATTAGTTACTAGTGTCATTTTTCTTCCTATGGATTTAAATCAATTTTCGGGGCTTTAATCGTAGTATTCCCACCAGATTCGGTATCTAGAGTTTTTCCTATTTTTGCGTCCACTGCACCAGTAACATTAATATTGACATCTTTATCTACAACAATATTTAGGTTTCCTTTTACATAAATATTATTATCACCAAAAACAATTTCATAATTGTCTTTTACTATCTTAGTTACCATGCTGCCATCTGGATGCATTTCTTGAAAAGTTCCCGATTTATGCATTACATTAATTCTTTCAGCCCCAGGCGTATCATCAAACTCTTGGACATGTCCAGACTCTGTAAATAATACTTTATTGTGGGGATATTTCGCCGCGTATGGATTTTCTGGTTCTTCGAATAGGACAGTTGTGTCTCTAGTCTTTTCTTTTTGTTGTACTGAATATGGTTTATCCTCAGAGGCGACTCCAGACGCTCCAGAGCCCTTTGCGTTTGTGGTGTAACCATCTGTAGTGGTCGCAGCTGCTGCCTCTGCAGCATCCTTCTGTGCATTCACAGAAGACTCTTGAACACTATCGGGTGCAATTTCCCACAACACCGTACCATCTGTCAAATTAGAAGTTCTGGGGCCACCATCAGTTCCAGAAGTTCCTGCTTTTTTTGCAATATAAACTTTTTGTTCTATAAAAGTAGATTCTCCAGCACCTTTAAGAAGTCTATTGGCGTTTACTTCATGTCCAGCCATTTGATTATTTACTTTATCTCTGACTGTTCCGGCAGCACCACCATTATTTGCATCAGTTCTACCATAATACTTTTCACCAACGCCGCCAGCATTGATTGCAGAATAAACTTCCAATCTTCCCATGCCAGATCTAACACCAGCACCTTTGAGATATTTTACAACAGCACCATTAGGCCCAAGTTGGGAATCTAATGCAGTCTGTTCTGTTGAAAAATTTGCTCCATATTGTCTGGCTTGCGGTTCTCCAAATTGTATCAGTCCTCTATGCTGCCCCCATTGAGTAGTCGGGCCTTTCTTGCGTGGATCGAAAGTACCACCTGTTTCATATGATATCACTGTTGCTAAATCTGTTGCAGATATACCCAGAGAGGCAGCAGAAGAAATAATACCAGTTTTCAATGTGAAAGGCGGCCCTCCAACTGAGTTTTGTCCTTCTGGCAACTTTGGGCCCTTAACCAAGTCTCCAACTGCATATGATGTTTTTTCGTTCCAATCGCTAACATCTAATGTGGGTTTGGGTTGTGTTTTTGCGCCAGTTCCAGATGGAGTTGAATATGTAGAACCAGTAATTGGTGCTGAGTTACCAACAATTGCACTTTGATTTCCACTTGCATCTGGAACAATACCATTACGCTTTAGACGAACTGTTCCACGCTCTCCACTTGCCATACTGAAATGCATCGTATCTTTTTTAGAGCTCCAGTCACCACCCCAACCCAGACCATATTTCTTAGCGATTGCAGATGTGTTTGATGGCATGTCAGTGATAAACCTATCACTATAAGGATTTTCCGCTGGATTGATATCTATTGACGCACCAGATGCATGATAACTCCATTTACCATTTCCAGCTGCAGATTTTCTATAAACATAACCACCAATACTGTAGATAGTATATCCATTAGGATGATTTGGAGAAGGTGTCTTTTCTAATTCATTAATGAATCCTTGAAAATTGTCCTTGAATACTGTAGCAACCCATGCACTCTTACCATTCTTAGTTGTAACTTTAGATATACGTTTTCTGTTCTCTTCGTCTGAAGATGTTCCAGATTGATCTACATCTTCGCTGTAATGCTTCCCATGTCCACCATCATCAGGTCCAGAAGAATCTACGGCAGTTCCAGAAGAACCAGTATCTGGAGGAACGCCTTGAGCAAGTCTGTTAACATCTGTCTCATTAGTTGTAGATGCGCCAGGAACTCTTTCTTCAGTAGACGGATATGAACCATCCTCTGCTCCTGTAGATGTTTCATTTGGTCGTCCATAGACTGTTCCCCAAATGATAGGGTCTTGGCCGGATTGTCCATCTCTAAAGAACCCCATAACCCATGCGCCAGGCAATGCACCAGTTGGAGATTGTCCTACACCAGCAATTGCTGCAGATGTGATAGGCATTATCGGGGAGGCCCAAGGAAGTTTTGTTGTTGGTAGTAATGACCTGTCTTCATTATGAAATCCAAAGATTCTAACTCTAACTCTACCTAATGCTTCGGGGTCGTTTACATCTTCGACAATTCCTTGCCACCAAACTAAACCTTCTTTACCACTGAAAAAATCCATTATCTACCGCCTCCACCAAAGCCAACCGGCCCAACCAGCTGGGGAACTGGAGAAGGAAGAGTTTCGTTGAATGAATCTTTTACTAATTCTAAATCCATAATATATCTCCCACCCTGTATTCTATGTCTCAATGCGAATATTATATATTTCCCACTATAATATTCATCCTTTTTATCTGGATCAGTTGAACTAAACAAAGGAACATTTAATTCAAGACAATCGCCCGTAACCAAGTCACTATCTCCATACACTGTAATTGTACATTTAATATTTTCCATCAATTGTTTATAAAACAGTCTACTTAAAAATATCTTCTCTTGGTTGTATAGCGGCTTGCCAGCAGTCAATTCGACTTCTGGAAGGAGATAATAGGATTCTGGGCGATACTGTCTCCCCTGTCCGCTTACATCTTGGATAGGCCCATCATTCATATACTGATAGTCTGTAGAGTTATCCCAATATGAATGAGTGAAGGTTTTTGTATTTCTTGTAACCATATCTACCGTAGTGAGATTTCCAACATACATACCCTTTGCGATATTATCTAAAACAGAAAAGTTTGAGTTGAAAGAATATGTTATTACTTTTTTGTTTTCTGAATTTGGATCTAAAAAGGCATCAGGAGCTCCAGATCCAGTATTTTTTAAATCTCCCAAAAAGAACTCATTTCTCTTTTCACCCTGTGCCATAGATTCTATAGATTTTAATTTATAACCTTTTGTTGTTTCGAAAAATACATAGGACGAACTCTTATATGATTCTGAATATGCTCTATCACATAGAAAATTTATTGCTCGCATAGGAGTCATATTAGGAATTATAATTCCAGTTTCTTGATCATATCTATCGTCGCTCGGTTCTACATCAAATGTCTTAGATGAATTAATTCTTTCAAAACATTTTTGGGCTATTTCAGTAGCACTCCCTTCAAAGTGTTCAGATATTCTAGTTTCAAAATTAGAGATCATGTCTTCAGTAACCAATTCCAAATTATAACTTTGTGCTAAATTTTCATTAGATACCGATGATATTTTATGTATTACCATATTAAGAGAAATTTGAGTATCACCGCCGCGTGTTTTAAATTGAATCTCAACCTTTTCCTGTCCTATAACTGGCAGGTAGTTCATCAAACCAACATCATCTAATATAGTAATTCTTGCTGTAATACTAGAGGAAAATAAATCTTCATATATTTGAATAGAAGAAGCAAGCGTAACTACACTTTGTTTAAATCCATTATGAGAAGTTATTTCTAATTTAGATAACTCATAATCTCCTAGTTTAGTAAAATCAGACATTATTTAGAAGCCTCTTCCCAATCTTTCAAAAAATCATTAATCAAATCTGTCCGTAATAGTTTTATTCTTCTATTCTTCTCATTATTATCAAAAGCATTATCCCAAACCGAATATAATTTATACTGTTTCTTTTTTTGTATATCTAGATTTGCATAAGAACTATTTGAAATCTTATGAGTATCGTCAACAGACATATACCATATTGGAAGTTTTTTTGAAATATCCAATGCTATTATCTTATCGTCCGATGTAAGTTTATCCCAAGAAGTTAAAAAATTATTCTGGTTCTCTTGTATTTCTCTACCATTCCAAATATAAAAATCTCCATCAACTCTAGCAAGTTGGCCAACAGTTCTTGCACTTCTTTGTTGCAGAGAATCCTTATCCAATTCATTATTTTCTTTTTGAGGAATTGCATTTTTTCTTTTTAAATCAAAATATGGAAGAATTTCTGGATTATAAGTTTTCTTTATTGAATTGATAAGCTCTGTTTCTGTTCTTGGCCATTCCAAATACCTATCCTTTATATCATTTACCAACAAAATAATCCAAGACAATTTAGAATCTTTGTAGTAATTATATGCAATTTTTTCTGGAGTTTCGGAGTCGTGAACTGTATGATCGAAAGTAGAAAGAGGATTGTTTCTATATTCTTGCATTACATAAGAATATTTAAAAATATTCTTTACCTCTCTAGATTGTCCATTAAGGTTTATGTCATATTTTATATTGTTTAATCTATCGAACATATTAATATCCTGCCTTTACATCACTTCTGGTTATCAATTGTACTTCTTGGAAAGTCATACTAAGATTTACAACTGATGGAGCTCCACTAGATGCAAACATTCCAAACGAACCATTTCCGCCAAATTCAACATCAAAGTCAGTTAATACACATGGTTTTATTTTATTTAAATGTTTTGATTCTGTACCATCTATCATATATTTTAGTTCAAAGTAATTTGGGGGAGTAAAAAAGTTACCAGCGTTTCCAGATAATTCTGGAGACATATTCATTCTAAAAAATTCTATTATGTCGGTAAGTACATCCGATTCTTTTTCTGACTTGGGCATTAAATTATATGCATAAGAAAAACTTCTATATTCTGGGCCCTGATACAAAGTATGTCTATTTGCAGCTGCTGTCGATCTACCTAATGCTTGCGCAGCAAGTGTTGCAGATTCTCCGCCCGCGCCAAGACTAGCAGTTAGTGCATCACCGCCACCACCAATAATTCCTTTTATTGTTTTTAATACACCAGACATTTCTGGTGGATTATCGGCATTTCCCTGTTCAAAAATATTTGCGATCCCTGATAATGCAGTACCATCGTTAGTATTTTGAAAATTTTGTTTTGTTGTATTTTTAATATTTTCTGGAAGGAACAACTGAACAGTACCGACCACTTCCTGTGAAGGTTGGTCATCTCTGGATTTAACTTTTGTATATCCAGCAACTCGCCCCGAATATGCAGTAAACAATAAATGATCTCCGGCGTTTGGGCCAGATTCAATTGGATAGGTGTAACCTGCCATATTAAAAATTCTCCTAAATAGTTAAATATATTTATAAAGGTTTTTTTGATTGAAATGAGAAGATTTACATATAGAGGAAAATACAACCCAAAACACCCACAAAAATATGTAGGCAATGTTAAAAATATTGTTTATCGATCCATGTGGGAAAGAAGGTTTATGAAATATTGTGACGATAATCCAGAAGTCCTTGTTTGGTCAAGTGAAGAGCTCGTAATACCCTATTTATCTCCAATCGATAGAAAGATGCACAGATATTATCCAGATTTCTTGATAAAGGTAAAAAGAAATGATTCGACACAGACAGTTGTAGTAGAAGTGAAACCAAAAAGAGAAACCAAACCACCAAAAAAGAAACAAAAAATTACACCTAGATATTTAAGTGAAATGAAAACATGGTCAGTAAATGAAGCAAAATGGAAAGCTGCAAATGAATTTTGCAAAGACAGAAGATGGGAATTTAAAATTATGACAGAAGATCAGTTAGGAAGATAATATGGCAAACTTCGCACCACTCTTAGCAAGACTTGCACAAAGAGGAATACAACCAAATACCAATGCAGCCAGAGAATGGTTCAGAAAAAAGGTAAGAGAAACTAGAATTAGTAGAAATGCACTTTTATCTGATTCCGATAGAAAGGCTGGAGGACTACAAGTTGGACATATGTATTGTTACAACTACGATCCAAAATTTGCGAAAAAACTACCATACTATGATGAGTTTCCTCTCATATTTGTGATAGAAAGAACCTCTAAAGGATTTGTAGGAATTAATTTGCATTATGTGTCTCCAAGAAACAGAGTTGCAATTATGAACGCATTAGATAAGACAGTCCGTGGCAGAAACTATGATGAGAAAACAAAATTGGCAATTTCTTATAATATCCTAAAAGGTTTGTCTAAATATAACATGATAAAACCCTGTGTAAAAAAATATCTATATGGACATGTTAAAGGTAATTTTGTTAAGATAGATGCAAACGAATGGGATATTGCATTATTTTTACCAGTGCAAAAATTTAGAAAAGCAGCTGCATCCAAAGTTTGGTCAGATTCTGCAAGAAGATAGGATTAAAATGGGAAGTATAACTGACTTTGTTTCCGAAATTAATAGAACTGGATTTTCCAGAGCAAATCGTTATGAGATGGTGTTTGTAGTACCAACCGCAGTAAACGGATTGTCGCCAGGCCTAAGCAGATCTCTAACATATAGAATAGCATCTGTCAACCTACCAAGTAAATCAATCGCAACTACAGAAACCAAAGTATATGGCCCAGTAAGACAGGCACCATATTCTACGACATATGACCAATTAACTTTTAGTATGTATCTCAGTAAAGATTTGCGCGAGCGAAAATCTATGGAAAACTGGATGCATTATATTGTAGATTATGACAATCATAAAATAAGATATTTGAATGAATATAAGGGATCGATATATTTGGCAGTTTTTGACGAACAGGAAAATCAAACAGCATCCTATCATTTCATGGAGGCATTTCCACTATCAATTGGAGAAGTTGCGTTAGCATATGCAAATGAAGATGTGGCGCAATGTCAGATAACAATGTCATATAGAAAATATATAGAAACCGACTCAAAACAGTGGCAGGCTGCTAATGGAAGTTATTATTAAGAGATAAATAAACAGAAGTATTATAATATTAATTTATGAGGAATAATTATGTTACCAAGAATTGATACACCCACGTATGAATTGACATTACCATCAACTAAGAAGAAACTAAAATTTAGGCCATTCTTAGTAAAAGAAGAAAAAATTCTTCTGATGGCACAAGAAGGAGATACATCAGAAGAAAAAATTGATGCTGTTAAACAGATTATAAGAAATTGTATTTTACAAGATATCGATGTAGATAAATTATCAACATTTGATATCGAATATATTTTCATTCAATTAAGATCAAAATCTGTTGGAAATATTATACAGCTAAACTATAAAAGAGAAAATTGTGCAGATAAGGAAGATGGGGCAGGGGATTGTCAAATACCTTTTCTTTTAAACTTAGACGATACTAAGATTGAAAATATGACACAAGATCACTCAAATGAAATAGTTTTAACAGATGATATTTCAATTTTAATGAAATATCCAGATTTTTCTTTGATGAATCAGTTGGTAGATGCAGAATCATACGATGATTTGGTTGAATTGATTGCTAATTGTATAGAGTTTATAAAAGACTCTGACGAAATGCATAATGTATCTGACTACACTAGTCAAGATGTGAAAGATTTTATTGAGAACTTGACACAGAATCAATTTGAGAAAATTAATGAATTTTTTGAAAATATGCCAGAAACAACTTGTGATGTAAATATCACCTGTTCAAAATGTGGCTTTAAAAAAGAAATGAAAGTGAGGGGTATTTCCGATTTTTTTTCCTAAGCTTAAATCATGAATCCCTGGCGTCTTTGTATAGGAATAATTTTGCGTTAATGCACCACCATAAATATAGTTTAACTGAGTTGAATGATATGATTCCTTGGGAGAGAGAAGTATATCTTAATTTATTGATTGGTTATTTAGAAGAAGAAAAAAGAAGAAAAGAACAACTTAAAAATCAATAAGGAACTATAACATGACCAAAACACTCGAAACCGACAGCGTATTAAATAATGCAGACGCGAATGGAGATAATGTTATAAGCAATGATGAATTGGCGAGACACGAAAGAATGTTGAAAATTGAAAATGAAGATAAAAAAGAAGATCAAATCAGATCCATGGCATGGTTTGCATTGGCAGGCATGTTGTTATATCCGTTTGCGGTGGTGATTGCAGATTTAGTTGAATTAGATAATGCAGCAAAAATATTAGGTGACATGGCACCAACATATTTTGTATCAGTCGCAGCATTAGTTGCAGCATTCTTCGGCGCACAAGCATATACTAAAGGCAAATAAATGGCAGATCTTGCACCAGTAACAGAAAAACTGATAAAACAAAATCAAGAAGAACTAGCAAAGTCTGTAAAGGATGCAAGTATATCATTGCAGTCTGCTGGTGCAAGACAAGCTCTTACAGAAATTGCATCTATTTTTGAAGAACAATCTGGAGTGTCAGTAAAAGAATTTAAACAGAGTAGAGATAAAATCACTGCACTGTCATCATCTTTGGATGAAATGGATACTGTATCAAATACTGAAAGAAAAATACTTGAAGATATTCTTAAAAATTCCCAGACAAGTATAAAAGAAAACGCAAACTTCAAAAAAAGTGTTGGGGAATTAACATCCAATGCAGTTAAGTCTGGACTAGATGGTGTGGGTGGAATGTTAACTGGCGCACTTGCCCAAAGTCCTATTCTGGCTCTTGGTGCAAGTTTTCTTGGAGATCGTGTAAAACAATTTAGAGAAAGACGCGCGGCCGCCAAAGAAGAAGAAAATCAGAGAACAGAGAGAATAAAACAAGAAACCGAAATCGAGAAAAAAGAATTTGAGATTTTAAGAACCCAAATATCTAATGAAGATGCTATTTCTCGTTCTAATATGGATCAGCAAAAGATTCAAGAAGAAGCAAGATCCAGAGGTGTATCTGAACAAACTGTAATAGATGAAGTAAAAGATAATATTATCAGGACAGCTAAAAATGAAAAACTTTCAAATGATAAGAAAAAGGCAGAATTAGATACAATAGAAGATCTCAAAAAGAAATATGAAATTGAAACTGAAGTATCTAAACCAGAAAGTCCTACAGAAAACTTTAATGATAATATAAGTACACCAGAAACAACTGAAACGGATACAAATGCACTATTAGATATTGATGAAAAGTTGGGGCCCAATCAAGCATACTTAGAAGAAATTAGAGACCTCTTGCAATGGATGAAAGATAATGATGGAAATCCTACTTCTCTAGAAATAGAAGAAGCAAGAGAATTGAGAAGAGAAAGAAAAAAGACACTTGAGATTGAAAAGGCACAACTCAAAGCAATGCAGGGAATGGGTGCCGGTGGTTTAGGTATATCATCTGGTAAGGCCGGTGGTAATGAAGGAAGTTTATTAGATACGGTTGGTGATATTGGTGGGGGAGTTGCCGCGTTGGGTGGTCTTGCTGCTGCATTTAAAGTATTTAAAAAGGGTGGGTTTAGAGGTTTAATCAAAGCGGTTCCAGCTCTAATGGGGTTATCTACTGCAATGGATGTTATCACACCAGATCTCGCTTCATCAATAGATGGGCCAGCTGGCCGCGATGCAGCAAAAACAAGAAAAGCAAAACCCAGAGGAAGATTTGGACGAATATTCGACTTTGCAAAAAGAAATTTAAAAAAAGTAAATCCAAAATTATTACTTGGTGGAGCCGCTGTTGCAACAGCAGTAGGAGCGACTACAGCACTCACACCAAGTAACGATATAGACACGCCCAAATCTACAGCACTCACACCAAGTAAAGATATAGACACACCCAAATCTGCAAAACCAAGATCTGGATCTGGTGGATTGGGTAAGGCAAAAGAACTGATATCTAAAAAAACTAAAACTGCTGTTGCGGCTACCAGTGCTGTTGCATCAAAGGCAGCAACTCCTGTCAAGTCTGCTGCTAGTGCAATTAATAAAAAACTTGCAAAAACTATTTTAGCAAAAAGGGGAGCAATGATGGCCGCGAAGGCGATCCCTGCTGTCGGAGCGATTGCAGGAGCAGGATTTGCATTGGGAAGATTATTTCGTGGTGATTTTGTAGGTGCTGCAGCCGAAGCCGGTGGTATATTAGTGCCGGGCCCAATTTCAGCTGCAGTAGACATTCCGATCATGGTCAGAGATACTTACAATGATATGTATGGAACAGACGATAATAGATTTCCATTTGAAAGTGATGGAATCACTAAACCAGAAATATTTAAAGAAAGAACTGCCGCTTTGGGAAAAATGGCAAAAGAAATGATAACTGGCACAGATGATAATATTGAGAAACATAACAAAAACGCTTCAGAAGTAGAAAGAAGTAATATAAGTTCAGAAATCACAGATATGGAAAGTGAACTGGAAACATTATCCAACAAAAGCAGACAAAACCGCGGCGACAGAAGAAGAATGGGCGAGTTAAAAAGAAATATAGAGGTCAAAAAAAATCGGCTGGCGGAAATCACTCCAGCACCAACCGATAATAATATTGATAATTCTATACAAAATGTTGCATCTACGCAAGCAGAACAAAAACTTCAAGTTGCAAATGCAATGAACGGAAATGCATTAGATAATCAAGCTTCTGCAGCTGCTGCTAATGTGGTTGTCGCCCCTACTACAAATAATTCAACCAATGTAGTAAATAATAACAGCACAACAAATACAGCAAAACCAGAAGTAAGACATACGGATATGTCTATAAGAAATATACATGCTGGAATTGGTGCATATTAAAACTTATATAGTTGGGGCGTATTGTTCTCCATTGTAGCCAGGATATGTCTGTCCATCATGAACACCAGAGTTGCACCCAACTACAACAACCAATAAAAAGAATACTGACCACAAAGCAACCCTTTTGCTCCACATCATAAATGCATCAAATGTTTTTTCTGCTTCTTGTTGGGCTTGTTCTCTAGGTGTCATAGACTGATACCAAAACATGGCAACCAACTTTGATTGCAGTACTGAGCATAGTCTTCAAGTCCTACCATTGCCATAAGTGCTAAAATTGGAACACCTATAATCATAAATGCGATAACTAGAAAGGCTTTGCCCAAGTCTTTAGTTGTACAATAATTTGTTTGTTCACTCATTTTATAATTCCTTCATTACATACACAAATCTTCGTAATTAGTGGTATGGGATCTATGCAAGACCCCATTACTCTTCTGTGGGTTCGCCCATAGTCTGTAGATACGCAATAATGTCTGCACGTTTTGCTTCCTTTTTCTCTTTAAAGTTCATCTTTGTACCTTTAACTAATTTTTTAGAATTAGTCAACCAAGCATCCATCAATTCTGGCGTCCACTCTGGATTTTCTTCTGCCCATGCCAGAAACTTTTCGCTATATCTAAAGTCTGCTTGTGCAGTACCTCTTTGCATAATATTCCATAGATTGGGCCCAGTTTTATTCTTACCGCCTTCTTCAATGCTGTGACATGAGGCGCATTTTTTAAAACCTTTTTTTCCCTTATCAGGATTTCCTTCTGCAGATGCAGTTGCAACATATAACATACTTACTAAAAAACCTAAAACAAAAGTCCAAATTAAAGCTTTATTCATTTTCATTTCCCTTATATTAAAAAGTTATTTATCGTCAATCTTTCCAAGTTCTGTCATACACTTCTTGGCTTCCTCGTAATAACCCATTCTTGCGAGCTCCGCTGCCGCTCTCGCATATCCAATTGTCTGCGTATAACGATCTAGTGCCGACCACAATCCAGATAATGGTGAGAAGACATAATTGCTTACCAATGCTGTCATTATACCCACCCCTTTAAATTTGTATTTGCATATCCGACAAGTTCTTTCTTGTCTCTGTTTTCTTCCATGATATCTTTATAATGCTTTTGTGCAATATGTCTAATATCTCCACGACTAATTCCAATATCATTTAAATCGTAATCTGATAATCTTGATAATTCATTAATGGTGCTTTTTCTTGCCGATTTTGCTTCGTGGCGAGTTTGCCATGAACCATATAAGTTGATTAATACCCCTAACATTTTTTTTCCTTTCGTGTGATAAATGTGTGTATCCTATACATTAATATATAGTGTGCAGGAGCAGAAAAACAAGGGTTTAAGCAATCTAAAATAGGTATTCCCGATATGCATTTTGTGCAACTCTAGAAATTAAAGGGGTAGAAATTTCTTCCTACCCCAACTCTAGTATTGTACCTAGTCTTTTCGATGCGAGTCTAACTCAGCCATCAGGGATATTCACCTAGTATACCCTTCTTATTTATCACATCTCTTCAGCAAGACGTTCAAAGTAACCAATCGAATCGTCTTCATCATCTGAAGATGAACTCTGTGGTTCTGGAGAACTCTCAGCATAACTAGGTGCCACCTTCTCTTTAAAAGAAGGTTTACTGAATGTTTGAGTCGGTGTTGACTCATCCATATCATAGTCTGCATTTGTTGATGGAGCAGTTACTCCAAGAACACGATCCAAACGTTCTTTAATCTGTTCATAAGATTTAAAGTTATTTGGACTTACAAACTCTTCAAGAGAGTGTTGTTGATTATAAATTGTTTCCAATTCAGCATCGTCTTGTGACAAAGCACTAGTTCTATCGAACTCTGATTTGTCATAGTTACCATATCCATCAACAGTACGATACTTCAGTTTGAAGTTTGCACCTTCCCAGAAATCAAATGGGTTGATTGGATCTTCATCTTCGAACTGTGGACGCATGATATCGTTCAGCTTGTCAAAGATTTTTTTACCAAATGAATAGAGGAATACTTTTCCATCATTATCTGGATTTGCGGGATCTTTCACGACATAGATATTTGAAATATATTTCAATCTACGTTTACGATCCCGAGCAAGGTTTTGATTCTCTTGCGAACCAGTTCCCCATAGTTCTGTATTACTTTCGCAGACAGGACATGGTTTACCAATAGTAGTAAGACAGTTATCAATCAACCATCCGCCAGGGCCTTTAAATCCATGATTAAAGATACGAACCCATGGCAAATCCTCACCATCAGTTGGTGGAAGAAAACGAATTACTGCATAACTGTTACCAGTCTTATCAATAGTCGGTTTCCAAAAGCGATCATCTTGTGATGATGAATTTGATTGTGGTTGTGATGTTTTTTCTAACTCTTCAGCAAGTTTACTGAAATTGTTACGATTCTTTTTAAGCGATGCAAAAGACATATTTTTTTCTCCTAATATACGTTGTATGCGTTTTTGTATTGTTTCTAATATAACATTTTATGCGTTGTATGTCAATAAGTAAATTAAATATATTTACCATAATTTTCATAATAATCCTCAATCAAAAGAGTCTTTACGACCCCAACATAATAATCAAGTTCCACATCCAAAAAGGACATGTACTTTTCTACCTTCTTACGATACTCAGGCCAATAGGTAGTATCGTTTATTTTAACTCGTTTTAAGAAACCAAAAATCTTCTCAAAGATTACTAAGGTTTCCAAGCATATCTCACCTTTCTGTTCCAACTGGACAATGAAAGGATAATTGTTTCCAACCGATTTAAAAATGTTTGGAAATTCTATATCACCAGATGAAGCCTTGGCGAACAAAACCTCACAGTCAGACTTAAAAGTATACCTTATGCTATGTATACGTTTTTTCCACGCCTTATGGATTTCACTTGACTCAGAATCTAGAAGATACTTAGAATGCATATATTCATTACGATGTATTGCTAAATTTCCTTTATCTGTCACATTTACAAAGACAGAAAGAAGAAACTCTTCTAAAGATTTTTTATCATATCTTCTAGATAATTCTTCAAAAGTTTTCTTATCTTTTCTATTAAGATAGGTTTCTTTTTTGGTGTTTGTAGTTCCATACTTTTTATAATCTAGTTTATCGGCAAAATGGTGTTTCATTGCCAAGTAAATCTTAAAGGCTTCAAAGTCATCTATTTTTCTACTAGACATGTATCTCATAGGGGTAAACGTTCTGTAGACTTGCGTACTAAGTTTAATCCCTCTGCTTCAAATTTGATTTTTTCTTTGATAAACGAACTCAACAATGGAGTTACATTTTCTACTTCTAGTTTATTGATCTCGCAATAGTGCGTGATTGTTTCGATGTAAGACATTTTCATTTCGCTTACAGTCTTTTCTATTTCATCACAAAACTCTTTTGAACTTTTTAACTTTAACATACTATCTCCTTTTACGTTATAGCGCATATTATTAGATTATACGCTATAACGCAAGTTTTGTCAAGAGTTTATTCGGATTTCCAGAGTGTCAATGCACCCCAAGCAATAGCGGCCCACGCTGCTAGTTCGACAAATGGATTTCCCATCAGTACGACTACTCCCATGGCAATTAATAATGCGCCATCCCAAGATGTTCTTTCACTCTTCCGAGCCATAACCCAATCTTTTAACTTAGTAATCATATTACCTCCTTTCGTTAAGTTAGTTTCTAGTATAAAACACTAAGAATTTAATGTTTCATTTAAATCTGCTTCTTTACATAAAAACCCAGATGCAGTTCCGTCTGGACTATACATATCAAAATGTACTAACATATCTGCTTTACTAAATCCATTCCGATTCCATCTATACGGAAACACTATGAATTTACTATCATTTGAACGAATATGAATTTTTGAATTTGCTTGTGTTTCGCCGCGCTGTTGTCCAAAAACAAAATTACAAGTAACATTTTCAAACTTGGCAAGTTCCCATTCTGCAATCAATATTTTATTCGAAGGATAATTTGGAAACGGACTCGAAGATGAATACTCCACATTATGACCCCATAATGGAGCTTTTCTATCTATCCAACCAGAGGCAGTTACAGATATATTGTTTGCTCTAGTTGCCGAGATGATCGCAACAAAAGTCTGTGGCTCCGCACTTTCATTTGTGTACTTTATGATACCCTTTGGATTGGAGACATTTATATCTGCTATACTATCATCGTCAAAGTCTATTCTAAGGTCTAAGTAATCTGCTGGTGTATAGTTACAATCTATTTTTATTTTCATTGTTGTGCCGGGGTCGATAGAAAACCTTTTTGAGATTATTGTATCTCCAGTGCTCATTTGGCCAGTTCTCTCAGACATCCAATACTTATTACTTTTTTCTGCAGATTTCCTCTGCACACCAAATACATATAACTGTCCAACTCCATAGGTTCGTTCAGAAGTACCATAAAATGGAATGTATTCCAATCCTAAGTGGTCTTTAATACCCAAGCGAATTCTATCGCTCACTAATCTTATAGTTCTAGACATTTCTTTTCCTAAAATTGATTCTTATATTCTTCTACCATATTTATCAGGTCGCCGATGTGTGCATCACGCTTTGAAATAAACACTTCTGGTTCATCCTTATCTGCGATTGCCGCAATAATTACAAGACTATTTATAGGCATTTTATATCTCTCTTCAAACATAACTGCATATCCTGCAGCTTGACGGAAATATTTTTCTAACTTACCATATTTATCACCGACCATAGGTTGCCTAGAAGTCTTAAAGTCGATTACGGACAACTTACCATCAAAATCTGCTACACAGTCTACAGTGCCTGCTAAACCAAGATGGTCAGAGTACATAGGTTTCTCTTGTGCATAGATATTATCAACACGATTATCAAGAACAGGTTTTATCTTCAAAAAAGTCTCTATGTCAAATGGCATAGTCTTTTCTGTTTTCCATTCTAGATTATTTAGGTGGTCTTCAGCCATTTGATGGACACTAGTTCCACTTCTTGCTGCTTGTGTTGTTATTTTGTTTGCAACTTCCGCACCAACTCTTCTTCTCCACTCTGCAATACCCTTTGCGGAAAAATGTGAGAGAACAGTTGTGATAGATGGATACTTATTTCCATCTGGTGTTTCATAAAATCTTTTGCCATTTTCTGTAACCCTTTTTAAAGTGTGGGTTGGCAATTCAACATCTACATGATTAAACATTTTTAATTCCTATTTTAAGTTAAACCTCATCCTCCAGCTCAACTCTTCCTTTCTGTCGATCCTAGTTCAGCCCCATCATAAAGACATTCTCATAAATGATACCATAGTATTAGTAAACCCTATTTTACGTCGATTACTAATACTATGATGTTAGTTCAAATGTCCTTATGGTGGAGCTGTGGGGTACTGCCCCCCAGTCCAGTTCGTATTCGATTTGTTTCATCGATTACATCTTTACTTAGTCCATGTCCATGACTAAGAATTCTTTGTCTAACCATTTGCGTTCTTTTTTGTTATACGCTTTCTTGATCTTTTTGCAAACTTTAGATCTTTGTGTATAACAGTAGAACTCACGCGCATCAGTTAACACATCCCACTCATCACCAGAGTTCATAGGTTTTCTTGGCAGTCTACTATTTCTCTGCATCTAATCTTCCTTCTATGAAACATCTACATGATTAAACATTTTTAATTCCTATTTTAAGTTAAACCTCATCCTCCAGCTCAACTCTTCCTTTCTGTCCACATTTCGGGCAATACCAATTGCCCCGATCAATTTTAAAATTACTTCTCATTACTGCATAAGTGAAGTAACACTTACACTGGGCACAAGTAATATGAAAAATATATTCCAAGTGCGCCGAGAAACTCATATCATTCTTCTTCCTTGAAACCCATTTTCAGAAGTTTTATGTATTGAAACATATCTTCTGAAAATGGATTATCAATTCCTAATTGTCTATCCACAATTGCTTCCAAAACCATATTCATAAAGGCCATTTCCTCATGTAGGCCTTCATCTGTAGATAAAGGAAACTCATAATCATTCGTAAGTTTATCAATAACATCAATCATAACATGATGACAGATTTGTTCAGTCTCAGAACCATTGGCCAAATAATCATTGATAGAATCAAGATCAATATGTCCACTTTCTTTCTTTGCACCAAATAATTCTGTTGCATCTATTACGACATTTGTTTCCATTAAGCTATTCCTAATTCCAACTTGTTGATTATATAGTCTTTAACCAAAGCACTTCTGACAATATCATCTTGGCCAAATTCAATGAATGCGAATTGTGGCATATTTTTAATAATTTTCATAAAATCTAAAACGCCGTCTTTTTCGTCTTTCCATCTGAAATCAGACTGTCTGAAATCTCCACAGAATAATATTAAACAGTTTTCTCCCATTCTGGTTATCACTGAATCCAATTCGTGAAAATTCATATTTTGACATTCATCTACTATGATTATACTATCGTAAAAAGTTTGTCCTCGTATAAAAGATGTTGAAGTAAAGTTAATTAAGTTATTCTTTCTTAGACTTTCATATGCAGTGCCACATTCTAATAATTCATTAACTATTGTCTTATATGGTGCTTCATATGATTCTATTTTTTGTTTTTCGGTGCCAGGCAAAAATCCCATATCTCTAGTAGGAACTACACTTCTTATAATTTGTATTTCTCTGTACATAGATCTGGAAGACATTAATTCTCTCAGCGCAAGATACAGCGAAACGAATGTTTTTCCTGTTCCTGCTACTCCATGTAGAAATAGGTGGTGGCCATCTTCAAAAGCGTTAAATACTTCTTGTTGAGATGGTGTTGCCGGATAAATTCTTTTTAAATCTGAACTCCTGTTATCTAAACCGATGAATCTTTTATTTCTATTAATTTTACTTTTTTTGGATCTTTTGCTCACGCCAGACTCCTTACTCTGTTAGGGGAAAAGACATGTGAACTTATACCTATTTACGAACCGACCTCTCTTGTAAACTTAGTTTCATTATATGTTTTACCCATAGATTTATCGAAGGCTTTATCCAAAACCTTTTCTTTGAACTCTAGGGGAACTTTCGTGACGCCCATGGCGACAGGATCAGCAACCATAGGAGCTTTGGTGATAATCTGTTTTAATTTTTTGGGTTGAGAGCATTGTGGACAAGAACCTTGTAGGACCTCATCTCTTTCAGAAATTTTACACGAATGTTCATATTCGTGATTGCAATTTGTACATCTAAATGTGTATAGTGGCATTATAACCTCATTTCACTATTATAGATGTTAGGCATAAATTTATATTCAAATATACTTTTCCGTTTTTGATTACTCAATATAGAAATACATAACGATACTAATATATATGAAACATTAATACCTAACATCCGTGTTTCACGCTAGTTTTAATCTTTATTAGAAACAAAAGAATACAATTCTTTAGCCTTAACCATAAGTTCTTCCATAGAGTACATTTTATATGCATCTTGGACTTCTTCATAAGTTTTATTACCCTGCTCGTACATATCGTTCATCAACTGAACATTCATATGATATTGACTATCCATATAGTCTTTAGCAAGTTTAAGCATATCTGCTCTTATTTCAAATGGGTTCTTATTAGACATTATTTCATTCCCTTCACAAACGCATCACCAGTTGCATTTGCAAAATCATTCATAGATTTTACTGCAATTTTTGTGAATGTTGTTTGGGCTTCAATAAAGGCCTTTAGTGGCGCAGACAAAGTTTCGTCTTTTACTAAAGTGTCAACCATTGTTTTCTTTGTAGTCTGGATATGGTCAATCCAGTAGTTTGTTGTCCAATCATTAATCATATTTTTCTCCTGTGTGTTTGTGTAAATTCCCCCTAACCATGGGGGGAAGCGTGCTGATTAAGGAGCAACCCTACAACTATTTAGAAGCTGAATGATGCACCAATGCTAATATCACCCATTCCCCACTCATCGTCTGTAGTGGTTTTTGTATATACTTCCAAGCCAGTTACTGAAGTTACTGGTAGTGTTACTTGATATTCCATACCTGTAAATTCAATATCTTCTAGATCCATAATATTTGGGCCAACTTCTACGTTAGCAATACCAAAATTCCATGTCAAATCAGTTTCAAATGTCAAAGCATTTGTTTCTGTTTCCATGTTTCTTTCTGCTTTAAATTCACTGTCTAATGATAGACCATTTCCTAATTCAATCGCTGCGGCCGAACTTGCCAAACCAAGTGCAACAACACTTGCTGTAATAAGAGTTTTCATTTCTGTATTTCCTTTGTTAAAATTCTTATAAATTAAAATGTCACTACTTCTGTTGCTAGGTGAGTGACCAACCCCCTGTGGTTATGCTGCTAGAGCAAACTCAGATGGTGCAAAATTATCGTTTGCATTTGTAGTTTGTGGCTGAATAACGTAGGCCAACACGGTAATCTACTCTCATCTCTACACACCTGTCGATCCTAGTTCGCCCCCATCATAAATGCACTAACTTCGACTACCCATTCGGGCCATCTATGTTCTGCAAAACTTCCTGTTGCAGCAGGACGCAGTGCATTTATGGTGGAGGCGTTGGGTACTGCCCCCAAGTCCAGTATGTATGTTGAATCGTATCAACAATTACAAGTATACTTATAACATAGTTTTCCATGTGCGTCAATAGTTTTTCAACTTTTTAATACACATGGTATTTTTATCACACTATCAGTTCGAAGTGTGGGCCATCAATAAATGGTCTGCGATTTTGAGAACGGCGCAAATCAATATATGCATTCATTGCATCTTCTGCTGTACCCTCATAAGAACGGATATCACCTTCTGACCATGCTGCTCCCCACTTGACTGCAACACCCTTTTCTTCTGCTGCCTGCTTGAATGCATCGCAGATGTTATCGTATACATTAATTTCCCACACAACATCTGATCCATCGTAAGCTACGACATCAACTGCATGTGAATATCCACTATCTTGAATAAGGTGTTTTGACTTCATAGTTTGAGAACGTCCAGATGCTACTAATTTTTCTTGCTCTTCGACCGTCCGAACACCATATGTGACTCCGAAATCAACCGAAGTCAATTCGATAGCACGTTCTACGACTGCGACCATATCTGGATGGACACCTTCTAATTTAACCTTTGATCTATTTGATAATTTAAATGCCATATCTAATCCTTTTCTGTTTCTATAATATTATCATCTTCATCAACTTCTAATTCATGTTTTGCAAAATCCATACTTATATCTTCAATAGTAACACTAACATCATAATCATTCCAATTTGGAGTTTCCCCGCCGGGGCTTATATGTTCGTATTCTGTAGATATAGCAAATAGGATATCTTCTTCGTCTTTCTTTTCTTGATATTTTCCAAGATCAACTACCTTTGCAGTTCTATCTATACCAGACATTCTTTCTGCAATATCAATATTATCTTTCCGTTTTAGTTCTTCTAAAACACTCTTTAAAACGTTTTGTTCTTGGCTAACTTTTTTTAGAGATGTTACGCCCTCAACATCTTCTGGAAATAAGTCTGTTTCTCCAGAAAACCAACCAACATCTTCGCTTGAAAATGTCTTACCGTTATGATTATCTAATCGTAATGTTCCTCTCTTAATAAAATCATAACCAGAACTAATTAAAAATTGTTCAACTCGTTCTAAAACATCGCTGATGACCATATCAGAAGCATCAACTGACATGCTCACTCGCATTCCTTCTCTACCATTTTCTCCTTCTACATAAGAAAACTCGAAATCTGCTTCAAAGGTATCTTCAATATCCATTATCATCTCCTATAAATAATTATCTAAACTATTTTCTGCTTTATATCTTGCGATATTGTTTTTATTGTGTTCCACATCCTTACTATGTATAAAAGGCATTTCAGAACTAATAGTATAACTAGTTTCGCCTGGGCGTTTGATCTTCCATTCTAGATCGGCATCTTTGGGATAATTCATATCCCATTCACAAGTGGAATTTCTATTCATATACTTTCTATCTTTTTTGGTTATTGGATAGATATACCTAAATTGTTTTCCCCATACTCTAGAAAAACCCAACTCGCCCATTTTTTCATCATTTGGCCTTGGCCCATACTTCAAATCATCACGGCCCATTTCCTTTTTCATTTTTCTTTGTATAGTTCTGAAATGAACTTTTTCGCCCTTATCAGTGACATATACATCGCTCCATATAAATCCCCCATGTAAAAAATTAGCAGATTGATAGACATAGCCAGGCTTGCCTACAATACCATCTGCCCAAGTATACAGAAATTTTATATCTGGAGTATTATCTCTCATCCATTTTACTGTTTGAGACAACATCTGACTCTCTGAATTTCTTGGCATAGATTCGTCCATACACATTTTGCCAATTTCAAAATAATCTTTTGTAGTCAATTCTGGAAACATTTTCTTAATTGTTCCCATAGGATTTGTTCCCCATCCTAATGTCAGCACACCAACTAATACATCTTTATCAAAAAACCCAAGATAGTGTTTAGTCAATCTAGGCATAACAGCAGAATAATGCCTCTCTGCAACAAACAGAGAGGCTGTATTCTTATGAAGTTTTTTGATATTGAAAGTTACCATCAGGCATCCTTCATCATGAATGAACGTTGTTTCTTTGGATCGCCCCAGACTTCACGAGCATTAATTTTAATCTTTCTACGATTAGTTTCATTCTTGTTTGGATTGTCGATAGTCAAAACAACATTCCTACCTTTTGACCACGCTTGGCGCTGTCTTAGTGCATGTTCCAAAGTACCCTTTGCACGTTTAGTACATCCAGACTTTGCAACATTTCTACGTTCACCTTTAGAAACGTATTGATCTCTTGATTTTTTACCAGCCATTAACCTAATCCTCTCGCCCAGCTTTGAAGACGTTCAAATCTAAATGAGCGCCATCCTTCTTTTTCTAAATCCCAAACTACAATAAGATTATCATCTTTTTCTTTTGGAATATCACCTTCTGCCTCAGTTGGATTATCAGGATATGGAATCATACGTGGATTTGTAGTACACATCATATCACGAATAGTTCCATCAGCCTTTTCAAACTTTACAAGGCACTTTCTTTTTGACAGATCTTCCTTTAGTTGACTTCGCTTTGCTTCGTCCACTACTACTTCGTTTTCGTTTTCCGACATCTTTAGTTTCCTTTTTACTTTCTATAACATCATCTCTAATTTTTTCAAAGTGTTTCCAATGTTTGGGTGTATCATTGTAACGTCCATTATACAATATATTCCAGTCTTTGTCAATAGAATTCCAATACATCAAATGAAAGTTTTCTGCTTTGGTTTTTGCCTTTGCATATATCATATCGCCAGGAAATTCTAATTTTTCATAAATTAAAGAATCATCAAACTTTGCCTTGGGTGTTGGTTTTGGATATTTTTTTAAAACTGGTTGTGCGGCCTTGGTTTTGGGTGGGCGGTCATAATACACAGTTTTATTCTGTGGAATAGTCCACTTTTCATCTTCCTGTTCCAGCGCCTTTTTCTTATCGGCCTCAATTTGTGCCTTTGTTCTGCGCTTGCGTTTCTTCTTCACTGGAGATTTTTTTGGCGTGTCTTCTTCCAAATGGTCAAAGATATCACGAAACTTTGGTGTCGCTGCTCGAGCGGCTTCCATTTCTGCTTTAGTTCTGCGTTTTCGTTTAGGTTTCTGAGTCATCTTTTTTTCTTCCTAACAGATTTTGTTGCTGTTTTTCCAACAACTGGTCACGAATATCAACAACACTTTCGTTGTTAACCATATCAATTATTAAATTAGTAAGATTTATTTCTTGATTCAGATAGTATACTTTTTGTTTCAACTTGTCAAGTTGTTTTAAGTAATATTCCAATTCTTTTTCTTTTCTGACTTTTTGTTCAATATAGTCAGTAAGCAAAATTAATTTTTTTTCTTTTTCGGTCATTACAATTCCAATATTAAATGGTGCCCGTCGAGAGACTTGAACTCCCGACCTACTGATTACAAATCAGTTGCTCTACCAACTGAGCTAGACGGGCCTATTTAAGTGTCATCTCAATTTTAACCAGTACTACACTACCATCAATTTCCATTGCAGCAAAAGTGTCTGCTTGTTGAATTCCCATTTCTTTAAAATTTTTAGTAGTTGATAAACGAATGTTGCCGTCACTATCAGTGTTCCATGTATCTTTATTTGCTGTCACTTGATTTCTCATTATTTACTCCATATTATAAAAAGTATATTCACATGTTATTTCTTCACCCGACCTAATGTCTCTGGTCGCCACGATAAAGTATCTACTGTCTCTTCTAACCTTTTCTATGTTAGGTTCGCTAGAATGGTTGTAGAATGCGCCTATAGGGGTTCGTATTAGTTCTTCCCCCCAATGAAAGTGAGACATACCTAATTCAGTACCCTTTGCAATTGGTTTACATGCAAACAGTCCTAGTCCTTCAATATCAGAATTATGAATTGTTAAAAAGTCTGGTAAAGGTTTATACATCTTTTTCTTTCTTGGCTCCGGCGGTAGGGGTCGAACCTACGACCAATTGATTAACAGTCAACTGCTCTACCACTGAGCTACGCCGGAATGTTTTTGGTCGGAGTTAGAGGATTCGAACCTCTGACCCTCTGCTCCCAAAGCAGATGCGCTACCAGACTGCGCTAAACTCCGTTTCTTGTTAAAAGATCGAGAACAACATTTAATTCATAAATTGCTTTATCTAAAACTAAATGTGCAGTTTGATTATCATTCTTTTTCTTTTCTTCGTGAAGAAACTCTAATCTTACCTTTATATAGTCTTCTGCTTCAGGTTTGCTTCCTCTACGCATAATATATCCTCATTTTATTGGTTGTGGGATTAACCATGATCCCACGCGCACTTATTAAGTTCAGTGACCCTTTTGTGTGTCTTCTGCGACATTGCAAGGTAACAACACTTGACCTTTATTAATGTGTAGGTGGGATTTAGGAATACCCACAATTCCAGAATGATACATCCTCTATCAAACTATCTGAAAAGCCTCATATCAAACTAGTTAGGTTTGAAATCTAGCACTCCCTGTCTCCAGAGTCTACCAGTGTCACTACAACTATGAGCCAAGTTAGGGGCTGTATTACCCCCATTTCCTTGCACTACAATCCCTACTCCGTCGAGTTTGGATTTTTTATTTGGAGCGGATGGAGAGAATCGAACTCTCGGCTTTAGATTGGAAATCTAAGGTATTACCATTATACGACATCCGCATTAAACTTCTATATCTACAAATTCACCTTCCGTATAGGCAGCTGGAACACTAGTTCCATAAGCATCATATCTTGCCTTTGCTTGGTCTCTCAACGATTGAATTTCTTTCATACGTTCTTCAACTTGTCGAGTTTGTTGCAGTTTAAGATCAGTACGTGTAGATGCTTCAACAACACGAATACGTTCCTTTTCCATAGGAGGCATAATATGCTCACTATTTGGATAGACATTAGGATGTCCATAAATTTGCGCTTGTATTTTTTGATGCATATCAAATGGCATTCCATTAGTCGGTAGCGTTTTCATTTTCATCCTTTCCTAATTGGCCTCCACTAGAGGATTCGAACCTCTGACCTAGTGCTTAGAAGGCACTTGCTCTATCCAGCTGAGCTAAGTGGAGTTTTGTTTCTTACTTAATATAATCTATCATATAAAATATGATTCGTCAATAGTTTTTATCCACTTAAAGCTTTAGCAATTTGTCTTTTTTTATGATCCCGGCCCATTATATATGCTAGTTCAAATAATCTGGCCAGTTTTGGATCGTTTTCAATATAATTTTCATTTCCAACAATAACAGTTCCTGTATTAGTATCTACAGAAACGTTATAAATTCCATCTTCTTGATATTCAATACTCAAAAGATTAACCCTTCATAAATTGTAAGGCAGAAAAGCGCATATGTTCATAATTGCTCCATGCTTTATCAAAAAGTTCTTGATTTTCTTCTGAGTTTGGTGTAGAAAACTCACTCAAAAATTGAACTTGGGCCTCATTATATTCTAATCCTCTAGAATACAATTCACCAACTCTCATTGATACTCGATCTTCTGCCATCTTCGAACTCCTTTTCTATTTCTGTTATCATATTATGCAATTTAAAAAACGACATATCTATATGTATATCAGGCGTTTCACTTTTTCTATAGAATTTTAAGAAATTGCTACGAATTTCTAATAAATCCACTAAATATTTTTGTTCCATATCCGGCCTTCCTCGACCACATCTTGAACAGCATGTAAATAATCACGATCTTCGTCGCTCATATGTGCAAAATATATGCTAACACTATCCATAAGAGAAAAAACCTTGTCAGGTTCCTTTAAATGCTCATTGTTTTCCATCATCCATTGAATTTGATCCATCAATGGTAAAATTTTTGCTTGTATTCGGTTCATTATCCAGTATCCATTTTTCCAGACCGAATCATTGCAGTAGAATTGCCAGAAAAATGTTCTTGAGATAACTCAGAATGTAATGAACGAGATTGCTCCTGCGTCAATCCCACCCACATTTCTTTTTCTTGAGTTTGCCAATTTACTATTCGTTCAACATACCACATTATGCGGCCTCCATTTCTTGTGTTGCAGTACAAACATAAGGTTTGTTCCATTTACCAACGTTAATATCGATATAATACGCAGTATCAAAATAATCAATTTGTGCGTTAGTGTTATTATACCATATTGTACCTTTCATTGCAGCAACCAGTTCTTCAAAAAACTGAGAAGCTTCACCGTATGTCTCAGGATAATAAGTGTTAACTTGAATATATCCTTCATTCGCGTAGTAAGATGTACCCCGCCGTTCAGAGATTTCTTTGTTTTTCTCATTGGCGATACCAATAAAATCAAAGACACCTTCTTTGATGTTCACAACGAGAGAAGAGTGATTGTTAATAGCAATTGAACCCTTCACACCGAACTTTTGCAACACCGATTTGATAGCGGGAGCAAGTTCTTTTTTCATCTTTTGCGAAATATAAGCCATAATATAAAGTTCCTCAGTTTTTTTCACGTTACTCATACAGTATAGTGTATGATTCTCTATTTGTCAAGGGCTAAAAAAGAATTTATTGCAGATTTCTTCAATTTTTTCTGCTGCTAAATCCCATTTATATAACCAATGTTCTAATTTTTGATAACAATATGCGTCTGCTGTCAAATCAAACATTTCATAATCGTCTTCTTCTTGCTGATATAATTTTCTAACTGCCTGTCTCCAAGTATTCTGGCCATTTTCCATAATATCAGTAACACAATGGTCGAATCTATTAAATTGTTCTTCGTAATATTCGTCAAAATTAGGCTCTCGGTTCTCATCAAATTCCCAAAGGCCTTTTTCTTGTAGTTCTACTACATAACTTCCTATTCTAGACATATTATTCTCCATTTATTTGTAAAAATTGTGACGCAAGAACGTCTTCTAATTCGTATGCCTCCTTTTCATGTGGACGTTTCATGTAATCAGTATCAGTTGAGAAGGTTTTACCTTTGAAACTCATTCGATCTGATCGCGATTGACGCAATTCGTTCTTTGCGTACTGTTTAACATGCACCAATTCGTGGCACAATGTTTTTATAAAAGCTGTATCGTTCTGTAAACTATCGACACGCACAGTGAACTCCCGATCATCTTCATCAAGACAATCGCCAAGTACACCTTCTTTTCCTGATAAGTTTTGAATTAGCTCAACATTTAGTAAAACTCTCTGAGTTTTAGGAAATATTTGAGACTTTACAAAGGAACATACCTTTGCAGCGAGTTTTCTTCTATTTTTTCCAGAACCAGAAATGTCTAGAAATTCAAAGTCAACCATTTATTCACCTATAATTACGATTCGTATATAGTTTACGATATTTTAATCACAATGTCAAGTCTATTCTTCGGTAATTGTGATCCTAATACCATGATTTTTGGCCATTTTTTCATATAGGCCATCTATTGTTTCTTTATCATGATTTAATGCCTCTTCAACACTAGTTAGTGCATCTTCGACACCCTGCCTATACCCTTCTGTTTGTGATTTTTTACCACTAAAGTATAGGGCGACTAACAAAAAGGTTCCAAAAAAACCAGCTGTAGTATAATCAATCATTATTTCTCTTTCTATTTTTTCTATTGTGTAACCAAACATCCAAAAATTCAATACCGAATACAAAAACTGTCAAAACCAGTACTGAAATGCCAATTATAACATAATCATTCATTGTTAAAATATGAATCTATGTCTGCAATCAAATTATGACACCGTTCTCTATCATATGGTGTTAAAAAATCTGCTTGCAAAAGCTGTTTCATATCCAACCCAACTTTGGTTAGTATTTCTTCAGAGTATTTTAGCTTATGCTCTGCGTCATACATTCTTTCTTTTAAGTATGTGTCAAAATCTAATTGTCCATCCATCATAATCTCCTAATATTTATTCCTTACTTTCGATCAAACGATAGAAAGTTAAATCACCACGCATCGCTGCGGATGATGTTTCGGAAAGTTCTTCTTCTCTCCAGAGTGCTTTCTCAGCATCTGATTTAAGTATGAAAGTTTGAGTGCTGTTCCACTCACCGTTATTAATTCTTTTCTGTAAAATCCAAGCCATTAATACTCCTTATGAAAACCACCGTCTTCATTTTGTTCATAACCAGCCCAGTAATCAGCAATTTCATCTTCATTCATATCTTCTACGCCGATGCGTTCAGATTGATATGTAGAACCAACATAATAATGTGGGTCAGGAGTCCTAAGATAGTAACTATCCGCACTCCCACGATCATAAGGGCCGCCGTGTCGCTCTCTATATTTATGTGTCATGAGAACTCCACCCCACTTTCGAACATATCAAAAGCAGAAACAAAATTCAATTCACCATCGGAAAGTTCGACAGTGAACTGAATGTCTGGAGTTCCACCATAACAGACACGACGATCTACCACAGGATTCCCCATGATTTGTGTAGCAGTCCACACGGTTTCCATAAAAGTTTTCAATTGAGAATTCATAACGAATCACTTTCCTTTTTGAGTACTCTTATATAATATCAAATGATAACCTGCGTGTCAAGGGCCCTGCTAAAATTTATTTAAATATTTTGCAATATGGCCAACAAATGGCAATAACATAATGGCCATTAGAAGGTTAGCGCCCGTATGTGCCAATGCGATTCTAAACGTGTCTCCTTTTGGCATGCCATCTGAGACTAAAATCCCTGCAAGCCAGATGGTTCCTGTCGTTCCTATATTCGCCCCTAGAACAGCACCAATCGCAGCAGGGAGCGGCAAAGCACCAGACGCAACTAATGCAATGATTGCGGTTGTACTTAAACTTGATGATTGCCATAACAAAGTCATGATGATTCCACCAAAGAACATGTATAGCGGATTTCCTAAGAAAAACGAAAGATGTTCCATGTTCCCCATAGACTTCATGCCTCCAGAGAATGTCTTTAATCCGATATAGAATATTACCAGACCTACTAGTGCCGTAATGACAGGGTTTCCTAAATCCATTTTCTTTACCTTTTTCCAAAGTTTCTTATTTTGTTTTTTCATAGAGTATTTCCTTCTAATACCTCACACAATAATTTATATTTGTTTTCTTGCCCATGACCCGCTAATTTTTGCCCTTGACTTTCTCAACAGTTTCAGTTACATTATAAGAGTAATAAGAAAGGTGATTCGAAATGATTAAGAACAACTCAGAAATTCTTCGTGAAGCGCTTCTCACTCTCTCCCCCAGAGAAGAACGTGTCATTCGAATGCGCTATGGAATTAACGGTGTCGGGGAGCACACTCTCGGCGAAATCGGATATATTTTCAACTTGTCTGTTGAACGCATTCGTCAAATCCAAGCCAGAGCCGAACGGAAACTGAAACATCCTTCGCGTTCTGTGGATCTTCGCTCGATTTTAGTTGACATTGCTGCATAAGTCTGTTACATTATAAGAGTAATAAGAAAGGTGATTCGAAATGATACAATATCTTCCTAGAAAACTTCAATACGCTGCGGGCTATTCAGTCTCAGTGATGTCCAGAGTTTCAGCGATGCTGACATCTCACGCAACAATAACGACTGTCTCGTTTCTTCTGAACGTTGCATTCCTTGTTTCAATTCTTCTGATGGTGAAAGGTTAAACCCATGTACATTGTGAAATACACACTCTACCGCAAATACCACCACGAAAAGACCTTTGATGACTACGAGTCTGCAAGAGGTTTCTTCTATGGCATCTCACGCAAATGCCGTGGTTCAAAATGCACGAAGGCAGAACTCATCTGCCTCTAATACGGTGGATCAGTTTCTTCCAAAAGAAATCCACCTGTAATATAAATCTCAGGGTCTTCTTCAAGGAAACCCTGTTCATCTAAATGATTCACACCCTCATCCAAATAACCATCGATGAGGCTTTGTGTATATTCATTCCCCTCAATCTCTTCAAAGGAATTTAAATCATGGAAACTATATTCTTCATGACCATCTGTTACATGATCCAAGTGACATTCTTCAAACCCATCATAGAGGTTCAGCCCATCTTGGTTCCAGTTCGGAATCAATCCGTCAGGAGATTCTAAAACGTGAAACAAACCCCTCTTCCAATTAATATCAATTTTCATTAAAATCTTTTTCTCAATATTCACAAAGTTAAGTATTTCATTAATGCCATACTTCTCTCTTGGTGTCAATTCATACCACTGCATTTTCTCTTCCATGCTAATTCAAATCCTTCTTCATAATCCGACAGAGGAGCTCCATTGCTTCCATCGATCCACAATCTCTTAAAATAACCATTATAACAATCCAATGCAGTCTGATCACTTTCTGCAATATGTCCTTTGACAATCCAGAACAATCTATATGCTTCCTTTAGACTACACATAGATCATTCTAACAGAAATATTCAAAGATGTCAAGAGATTTACCACCAACCAGCTCCAAGTCCTACAGAAAAAAGAATACCCCCAACAATAGCAATACCAGCAAACAATAAAAACAAAACAATAAGAATTTCAAAAAACGCCTTACGTCTTTCCTCTTGCTTATATAAAGTCTCTTCTCTTTCCTTCCTTATCTTTCTACGCAACTCAACCATCTCTTTCCATGTACCAAAACCAAATCTAATATTCAGCATGTCTTGAAGTTGCTTCTCCTGTTCTTCCAATTTCTTCTTATGTGTGATGATTGCTAAGGCTTCTTCCTCTACAGAACCACTCATAAACAACTTAGTAAAAATAGGGGGGTTCTTTCTCTGACTCTCTGCACGATTCAAATCTGCAGCTGCTCCATACCACTTCCCTAATTGTCCAACAACATCCTCAATTTCTCTCCCTGCCGCCACAAGTTTCTTAACTCCATTGAATGCAGCAGTTGCCGCTGAAATTGCTGTGATAGGATCTATCATATTACTTCTCCGTTTTCTGCATATACAAAACATATTGAAAAACGAATAATACCAATTCTACTCAGAGATATTTATGAAAAGGGGCTGAGAAGATTTGCCCCCCGAAAAAAAAAATTTTAAAAAACGCTTTTGGAAAATACTTTGAAAATCTCTTAGGGATCTTGGGGATTGCTGCTATAGCACCTTGACATCTCAGAATATGGGACCCACTCATTTAAACATACGGCTCA